GTGAAGCAAGCTGCTAGCAAGCTTGCTTCACAAGCACTTGGCTTCAATAACACACAGGCTAACCCTGACTGCACACTTGGTGTTGTAGCCAGCGCACGCTCTGAGAGCCTCGTCAGTGCTCGTGTTGTCGCTGAGACACCTAGCACCAAGATCGCCGGTACGGTTATTGCCGTTGGTGATCGTGAGTTCGCTGTTATCTGGGATGATAAGACTGCCTCTGTTGAGCGCAAGGGCGACTACGAATTGGTAGTTACCCAATAACTCATGTTTAGAACCAGAAAAACTAAGATCACTTCTGCTCCTGTAGAAGAGGTCCTTGAGGTTAAGGATCCAGTGTTTGAGCCAACTTGGGAACAAGATTGGCCAGATGAAGATCCATGGGTGGATATTCAGGAAGAAGAGCCTGAACTCCAGCAGATCACCAACATAGAATACATTAGCGTAGACTATGTTGAAAATGAAATGCAATGGGGTAAGCTCACTGACTACGATGACAACCAGTTTAGTTATCAGTGGGACACCAGATCAAACAGAATCGTTCGTCTTGTTGGACACAGAATCGATAAGTTAACCTGGGATCTGTGCGAAAGTGTTCTACGAAAGTACTACATTAAGCCAGAAGCGGCCAGAGTTGAAGAACCGATTGGCCCAAAGATTGAACAAGCAGTAAACAAGGCGCTTTCACCAGTTGCCAATGCTTTCAAGAACCTTGAAGGCAAAGTTGACAAGGCTTTGGCCGCAAGGCCAGCTCCAGCACCTGCTCCTGTACAGGCTGCTCCAGCTCCTCGGCCACAAGCAGTCCAGTCGACTTCTACCAGTGAAACACCAGCAATAAATGTAGCCGACAATGACATTAGCGTTAACGCGTTGAGGTTCTTGCAAGAATCTAATGTTCAGGATCTTGGCATAGATTACATGAGCCTATAGGAGATAAGATGAACATCGCAGAAGGTAAAGGCCCAAAGCAAACAAAGAAGACATGGCCACTTGGCCAATTTGTTACCAATTACGGTAATGATGGAACACCAGGTGCCCTCTATCCTCCTGCTGTAGCATATGGGCAGTCTTTTACTAGCAGCGGTGTCGGTTATATGACCACTAGCGGCAATGTCGCTTATGCACAACCTGGATCAGTAAACCCAGGTCTCAACTTGAATGTAAACGGCAATGGCACGTTTGACGTTAGTATTCCTTGCGCTATTGACCCTGCCACAGCCCTAACAGACCTGCAGGCAATCGTTGCTGTACTCAACGCTGAAGGTGGATGGTCGGGAACTGCTACTGTGTCTCTCCAAGGTACTGCTAATCACTTCTTACCAAATGCTTACTTCACCAGTGCTTCTGGTTTGGCAACTTCTGCTAACTGGGCAACTATTGGAACAGCAACAATTTCAGCTGCCACTTCTCCTGTAGTTATCACAGTACCTGTTGCTAGTGGTTACTTCTACCCTTCATACCGACTCATAGCCTCAGGTACTGGCACCGGTGTAATCGACTGGGTTCTCCCAGGTCTGTTCATTGACCTGTTCACTGCAGGAATTGGCCAGGAAGCTACATGGGCTAATGGCAATATTGGTCAGCAGAACATTGCTAATGGTAAGAACCTCACGATTTCTGGTGGTGTCGTTACTGGAGATAGCACGATTACTTCACCGAATTCAAGTGTAGACAATAACCACAACTACTTCGGCTAATAAAGGATTGACATGGAAAGACAACAGAATATAAGATTGGCACGTACACGTCACGTAGGCGCTAACTTCGATTTCAATGGCAACCCTATCATTCAGAATGAATCTGGTGGTACGGTTAGACTAAGTGGTCCCATTAGCACATACCCATGTGGCCACCAAGCAATTCCAGGCATTGACAACTGCAGTTGCACAACATATTAGAAAGCAACATAAATGCCATCACAGGATTGGAGTGCATCTGCTGAGCTAGGCCGTATGAGATCGGCTGGTATCACAGGTCCCAAGAACCCAGTAACCAGAAGAGTAGCCAATAAGCAGTTGCTTGATATGGCACGTACTCCTGGTGCCATGGGTGCCATGAGCTCTAGTCCTTTGCTTGGACCTTCTGAAGGCAGATCACGCCTCAACTCCCTTAGCTCTGCCGACTTCCTCGGTGATTCAGGGATGTCACGTACTGCTAACCGCAGAACTGCAGCAGCCACTGGATCAGACGCACAATGGGCATGGCCTAAGCTACACGACCCATTTGAGTACTGGCGTGAGCGCACGTGGTGGTTCAACATGGAGGACCCAGACGAGCAGACTCGTAAGATCCGTGACTGGGCACGTCTTTTGTACACCACTCACTACTTGGTGCCTTCGCTTATTGACATCTATACTCGTTACCCATTGTTGGACATCGAGCTTATTCACCCAGACAAGCGAATCTCTGACTTCTACAACGACCTGTTCTTTGACGGTCTGAACTACAACGAGTTCCTTTACGACCTTGGTCGTGAGCACTGGACCGTTGGTGAAGCATTCGCTATGGGATCCTGGCACGATGGTATCGGTGCTTGGGAAGAAGATGAGATCATCAACCCTAACGACGTTATCGTCGCTAAGAACCGTGCTCTCAGAACCTACCAGTACCACATCAAGGTTCCTGAAGAGATTAAGCGTCTTATCGAGCGCAGAGATCCTCCACAGGAATACGCAATGCTTATGCAGCTCTACCCAGACGTTGTAGCCTGGGCTAGACAAGACAAGGAGATCCCGGTCTCTGATGTCATCATGAAGCAGATCAAGTTTAAGACTAACCCTTGGAGCGAGCATGGTACTCCTATTCTTCTTCGTGCTTTTCGTATGCTTATGCTCGAAGAGTCCCTCAACGCTGCTCAAGACGCTATTGCTGACCGTCTGTATTCTCCCCTTATTCTTGCTACTCTTGGTCTGCCTGATGTAGACCAGGACGGTCCATGGGTCCCTGACGCTATGGAACTCCAGTCTTTGAGAGACGACCTCTCCATGGCTATCAACTCAGACTTCCGTCTGATGACATACCACCACGGTCTTCAGATTCAGAACGCATTTGGCCGTGAGTCAATGCCACGTTTGGATGCTGACTTCATGCGTGTTGAGTCAAAGGTCATGCAGGTATTCGGTATTGGTGCTGACTTGCTCCAGGGTGGTAACGGCGGTACATACGCTGCTGGTGCCCTTAACCGCGAGCTTATTACTCAGATGCTTTCAACATACCAGCACAAGATCGAAAGCTTTATCCGTTCCCGAATGGAACCAGTAGCAGAAAGACAGGGTCACTATGAAATGCGTTCGGTGGGTGGCCAAATGGTACCTGTCATGGAAACTGTTCTCATGGTTGATGAAGAGACTGGTGCTGAATATGTTGAAGAACGACCCAAGCTGGCCATTCCAGAAGTAAGGTTCCGTTCTATGAACCTGAGAGACGAAACCGTCGAGCGTGGCTTCCTGCAGCAGTTGATGGCATCTGGTTTCCCAATCTCTCTCAGCACTCTTGCTGTTAACATCCCAATTGACTTCGATGATGAGATCGAAGCACGCAAGGATGAGAAGATTAAGACTGTCGTTGCTGAGCAGCAGTACAAGAAGGAACTGTTTAACCGTCTTATGACTTTGCAGTTGCCTATCCCACCAGAGTACGTACAGGAATACCAGGCTTATCTAGCAATGCTCGAGAACCCACAGCTTGGAGCACAGCTTGCTCCTGGTGCTATGGCTAGCTTGATTGTTCCACCAGCTGCTCCTAACTTGACTGGCGAAGCCATTAAGAATAGCGACGCTGCTATGGGTGCTCAGATCTACCCAAGTGTCAACAACATGGCACAGCAGATGAATCAAACGCAACGTGGTACTGAACGTCAACGTCCACAAGAGTCTTACGAGCAGCGCAAGAATGCTCCTAAGCCGAACAAGAAGGGTCCTAAGAATGGACCCAAGAAGAAGACCGCGAGCGTAAGCGGCTGGGATGATGAGTACGATGATACTCCGTTCGAGACGATCACATACGGTGACCGTATGAAGTTTGCTGTACCATTCGAGAGCAAGAAGCGTAAGCGCATGAAGCTTGCTCGTGGTATGAAGATTGTAGCTGATGATAGCTATGAGAAGTTCAACGAAGAAGAGTTCAAGAAGCACTTGGCATCGATCATTGATGAGCCAATGATTCAAGAACCAACAAATCTTAACGAACACAGCAGTGGCGAAGGTGGCATGGACCAGCCTGCGCGTAAGCAAGTTGATCCGACTAAAGAAGAACCTTTTCCTTCCTAGGATTTAACTTATCAATAAAAACGCACGAAGATGTAGAACGTGTATTTATTTATGTAGAGGTTAATCCTATGAGCACACTTTTCAACAACGAACCACCCCGTTTACTTCCTAAGCAAGCTTTTAACAAGCGTAGCTTTCTCAACGTCGTAAGTCCTCTGGTTAAACTAGAGATCATTAAGGAAGGCGAAGGGCGGATCTGTCGTAACGCTCACAAGTTGAACCTTGCGAACAGTATCTATGAAAAGCTGGAGGACTGATGCTTGCAACGTTCTTCAACTCATCAAACACCTGGTTTAGCTACATCTCTAATTTCTTTTTTGCTGCAGCTGGATTTGGCACCGTAGCAAGAATCATCTACAAATTGATCACTCGTCATAGCGATAAGAAGCTGGAAGAGCTCGAGAAGCAACTCGCAGCCAGCAAAGAAGATCAAGACGATAAGTTCGAGCGCCTCTTTAGCCAATTCAAGACTAACGGCGGATCAAGCCCTAAGGACCAGTGGAACCGTTTGGAAACAAAGGTTGACCACCTGATGGGTATTGAAAACCACGTAGACAAGCTTACACAAGCACTCGATCGACACCTTGGTTACCACGAAGGACTTAGAGCGGCGCACGAAGACGAGGACTAATGGCAAGGACATTCAGACACCCTATTACGGGCGATCCTATTGGCATTGGTAAACACGTTTCTTGGAAGATCCAGTTCTCTATCCGCAACTGGTATTTCATTGGAGCCATTACTGGCGTGACATTGTTCTGTGTTATATGGGGAACAATGAACATCGCCGTAATTGGCTGGTGGAATGTATGGGCTTCGTACATGGCTCTGTTCATTGAATCTGTCGTTGGTATCAGTATGTTTGAGCAGACTCGAGCAGATGCCAAGGTTCTCAGACAAAGCCTTGCAGCTATTGAAGAATTGCTTACCAAGATCAACCAACTACTTGAGCTCGAGAAAGAGCAGAGCAAAGAAGTACACAGTCTGGTCGATGTCTTGGAAGACGAGATCAACCTTCACCACTAAAGATTTAACATATTGTTAAACATCACAACGATGTAAAAACTATGTTAACACAAACTAGGTTACGAACATGATTAAATTCGGTGCACCCACAATAAGCCTCATGGGCAAAGGACTTACTGCCGGTAAAGAGCAGCCTATTGACTTGCACCCTGTCACGTTTGAAGATTTTAAGCCGTTCACTCCTGAGAAGGGAATGCTCTACACAGCCTCAAGAGCAATCTCGTCAAGAGTAAACGCAAACTACGACGGTTGGCCTGTAGACCAGATCAAGAAGAGTTACAAGACTTTTATTGGTCGCCCAATTTACGTTGAGCACAACAACTCAGATCCTGAGCGTGCTCGCGGTGTGATCCTTGACGCAATCTACAGAGAGACTAAGCTAGCATCAGGTATTATCGATGCTAGTGTCTACTGCCTTATGGAAGTAGACGCCGTTAACTTCCCAAAGCTAGCTTCAGCCATCGAAAGTGGCCAATTGAATGCAGTGAGTATGGGAGCTGACGTAGATGGAACCGAGTGCTCTGCTTGTGGCAAGTATGCAAGCAAGCCATCAGAATTTTGTACTCACATTCCTCGCCTTAAGGGTAGAAATGTGACTGTATACAAGGCAGGCAAGCGTGTCGAAGCCCTTGTATACGAAAGCTGCATCAACCCGAACTTCTTCGAACTCAGCTTTGTGTTCGAGCCAGCTGACGAGTCAGCCTGGTTGTTGCAAAAGAAGCGTTACTAATGCCAATTCTTAATGTATCCGACAGCGTTATGAAATACGCCTTAGAGACGATAAGGATCCCTATCTCCATTCTCGGTGACTGCCCTCAGTGCCAAAGCAATGGTTTTAGAGATGGTATTTGCCCTGACTGTGGATTTGTTCACCCAACTGTACAGCAGGCAATCCAAGAATGGCAAGCAGCGATGGGCATCCAGCAAAATGCCGAGCAGATGAAGCAGCAACCAAAAGCTGCTTTTAGAAGCCTGTCGTTTGTAGACGTTCTGTCTACGAATTTCAATGGACCGGACCTTAGTGGTCCATCCAGTGGAAAGGTTAAATGCCCTAGATGCAAGGATCTTACGCTCAACGATACACACTGTGAAAACCCTAAGTGTGGATATGAGCAAGCTCCTGAAGGTTTAGGATTTAAAAGACCTAAGTTTCTGGGTATAGATCCTAGGATGCTAAAAAAGGTTAAGCGGAACTTTCTAAGCCCCGCTAGCTTAAAGATCGAAGAAAATAAAAACAAACTGAAGAACACCAAGAAGTCTGCAGCTGAACAGCAACAGATGGACCTGGGAGCTCTTCAAGATGACTCAATGAATGCCCACAACGATGCAACTACTCGGATGAAGAATATGTTGCAGCAAAGTGCAGGAATTGATGCGCAAATGAAACAACAAAATAACGACGAGAACGCTAACAACAGCGAGGAGCTAACATGAGCCGTTTCGATAACGAACTGGTTAAGCACGCAGACAACGCATACCAAATGCACGGTCTCTCGGGCCAAACAACCACCCCACGTCAACAGCCTTACGACCAGCAGAACACCGTTGGTACTGACCAAGCTCCCGGTGTAACTGTCGCACCTAAGCCTGTTCAGCAAATGCGTAACACGGTTGCTGACCAACCCATTGGTATGATGGTCCAAGTAACTGACCTCGACGCTGCCGATCCACCAAACGGTCAGCCTGGTGAGATCTTTGGTATGCCCGGCAACTCAGCTGTTTATGCAGAGGGTCGCCAGATGGCTGCTAGCGTAAACCCAATTGACGAGAGCCTGTACAACGTTTACAAGGCTTCACGTGAGATCCGCGATGCTATTTACTCGCAAATTGACTTTGACTTCTCACGTTTGCTCACTGCTGCTAACGACGCTTCCACTGTATTGCGTTTCGCAAGCACTGACCAGTCAATCCAAAAAGTTATCGGTACCGTAGCTTCCATCGTACTCGACATCGAGAACGACCTCGTCGCCACTGCTAACTACCACCAGGCTTCTGCTGACCTCCAGGCTCTTGAGGGCTTGCTCGAGGACATCAACAAGACTGCTGCCAAGGACGAAGACGACGACGAAGACGACGACGAGTTCTGCACCAACTGCCACGGCAAGGGCTGTGAGAAGTGCAAGAACAAGGCCAAGTCGAAGAAGAAGCCTAAGAAGAAGGCTACCAACGGTAACCAGGAGACCAACGTCGTTGTAGACGTTCGTGACCTCGACGACCAGGCTGGTGTCTGGGACCGTCAGCGCGTCATGCAGCCTAGCTTCACCACCAATGTTCAGGAGCCTGAACTGGTTAACGGCGAAGACGCTGGTTACGTACCATTCTACAACGATGGTGCTGAGACAGGTATCACACCTGGCCAAGAGCCTCACAAACAAGAAGTATGGCCTTACGACGGCACCAACCCTGCCCTCGTTCCTTACCAGCAGCAGGGTGTTGTCGCTGCGGTACAGGCCAGCCGTGAAAAGATCTACGACAGTCTCAACCTTGTAGACCGTCTCGAGAAGATGGGCATGGTAAGTTCTGACGACCGTGCTAAGCATCTCGCTAAGTTTGAACAAATGGACAGTGCTAAGCTAGCTGGTTTTGTAGCCGCTCTGGACACGTTCGAAGAGTCTGGGGCTCGTCAACCCCGGAGCCAAAAGGTGGCAAGTGGTGCAAACCGCATGCCCGAAATGGGTCGGTTGACAACGGCCTCAACAGTTAAGCGTCAGGATGTACTTGCTGACGACTGGCTGATGACACTTTAACCAATCCCCTAACTAAGGAGAAAGAAAACATGCTTCAATTGAATAGCATTGCTAACGTTGGGGTTCACCGCACGTGCACTCCATTGTACGAGAAGTACGAGGCTACACCCTACAACACGTTCCTGGACCCCACGGACACCAACAACATCTACTCGGGTATGGTCATGTACCGTACCGGTGCAGACACTGTTTCCCTGGCTACAGTAACGGGTACGAACTACGCAAACGCTAAGCCGTTTGGTCTTTCGGCTCTGGACCGTAACCCCAACATCGATGACGTGACTCAGGTCGGTGTCAACGCTTGGGCTGTATGGCTTGGTAACTCCAACGCCTTCTTCACAATTACGGCTCCTGCCTTCGACACAACTCAGGCTTACAACATCTCGACAAGCGGTACTCGTCAGTTCCTGTACACCTGCTCAGGTACTGGTCAGCTCACCTCGGCCTCTGGTGCAAACATCAACGGCGTTCCAGTTGCTGAATTGATTGACGTTATCAGCCCAACGCAGATCACTGTCCGTCTCGTACCTTACGGCGCTGCCGCTTAATTCTGAAAGGAATATGAAAATGTCAACAATTCACCCTAATGGCGGTGTTGCCGATCACTTGGCTCCCCGTACAGCAAAGAAGTCTGACGACTACGTCGCCAGCATCGTAGAGGCTCAAGAGCGTCTCGCCTCGGCTACTGGTCGTAAGACTGCTACCCGTGAAGAGAAGCAACGTCGTCTCGCCGGTATCCTTGCCGACAAGGACAACTACATGGTCCGTCTGGGTCAGGGTATGATTGGTCCTATCCAGCTGAAGCTCCGTTACCAGGGTATGACCCGTAACGTCCTCCTGGAAGACCCGCTCACCCCTGGTGTCCCCGTCATGTACGACGTCCTCGACGAGTACGGTCAGGCCTACATTCTTTCCGGTAACGAAGGTGAAGTCCGCGTGACACCCTTCGAAGGTAAGAAGGTTCCAGTCCGTTTGTTCCGTATCGCTACCTTCCCTCAGATCAAGAAGGAAGACTTGTGGTACCTCCGCGTGAATATCGTAGAGTACGCACAGGACATGTCAAAGCAGGCAATCATGATGCAGGAAGACGCCCGTTTGATCACGGTGCTCGAAGCTGCTATCAACAACTACGCGGTTGACCCTAACCACGTTGTGTCGCCTAACCACATCGTTAACGAGCTCTCGGGTTACATTACTCCTGACTCACTGTACGACCTCGTTGCACTCATTGAAGTTCACCAGTTGGAAGCTTCAAGACTGTTGTTCAACCCAATCGACTACCGTGACCTCTACAAGTGGGACATCAACCAGACCGGCTGGGCCTTCAAGGACCGTGTTGTTGCTGGTGAGCGCATCGTTCAATTCGGTGGTTTCCAAGTTCAGCGTTCGATCGAAGTGCCTCAGGGTACTGTTTACATGACCCCAAGCCCCGAGTTCCTCGGTGTGTTCCCCGTCATGTACTCGCTCGACGTCGAAGAGAACCACACCCCAGAGAAGTTCCACAAGGGTTGGGTCATGGACGAGCTCGTCTCCGAGATCGTTCTCAACCCCCGTGGTCTGGGCAAGATCGTTAAGGCTTAGTCTTAACAAACGTACCAGTGCCGGGGAGGTCGGATCCTCTGAGATCGCTCCCCGGTCATCGTACGAAGAAATACCCTTGAAGTAATAACTAGGTATGAAAATTTCGTATCTATTGAGGACGAGAGTCCCTTGAAAATAGGAGCATTAAAATGGCAAGAACTGTATCAAAGTCAAGTGATGTCGGAGCAGAGAGTACCCCAGTTCCAGTAGTGGATTTGGGTGGTCACTTTGAAGAGCACAGACCTGATCCAGCAGACTTGAGCGCAGCAAGAGTGGCCACATCGGCTGCAGTAGCTTCGTTTAAGGGTATGAAGGATATCAAGACAGGCGAATGGATTGAGAATCTGATGAACAGCAGCACGGTATTCACGAGTGCTAAGGGTAGTTTTAAGCTAGCTGCAGCTGGGATTCACGGCAGTATTCAACCGATTCCAGAAGAGATCCGTCAAGATCCATACCTGCTAAGAGCAGTACAACGCAACAAGATTGCCTTCCTTACGGAAGAGAACGCAATGGAAAAGATCGCTGACCTTAGGGACGAAGGCGACACGAGCGAGAGTCACATCGACAGACTTCGTGAAAGCCTCGGTGCAGGAGCCAGCGAAAACAACGGTATGTACAAGATCCCGTTGCCAGATGAAGCAGAACCAAAGGGTCCATCACAGTCCTTTGAACAGATCTGGGAAAACAGCACCAGTACCCCTAAGTCTAAAAACGTATAAATCAGGTGGACTGCAAAGCTCCACCACTAATAAGGAGCTTAAATGAGCGACGAGATCAAGAAGACAGCAAAAGCTGTTGAACCAGTATCCGTAGAGGTTGAGGAGCCCGCTGTTGGTATTGTCTTGCCTAGCGGCACAGTACTTAGCGGTACCAACGCTTTCAACGAGCCATGGTTCAACGTCTGGGCACCTCAGACATTCCCAGGAACAGTTGCCAGCGGTTACGCTGCTCCTACCTTGAGTGGTAGCGGCTGGACTGGTCAAAACAACACTGGCCTAGTGTTCCAGAACGACCAATACAACACAACCTGGAGAGGATTCTAACATGGCAACAACCCCTAACCTTCCGAACGAGCAAGCTACAAAGCAGGCTCTTCGTGCTGTAACTCGTGGTGGTACTACACCATCGACAGTTAACCCTCCAATTGATGAAGCCATTATGGTCAATGCTGCTGCCACAACCAGCGGTATCTTGGAGCTCTCAGTCCCAACCACAGCTGGTACTTTCACCATCAGCGGTACTAACGGCAAGACAACCAGCACAATCACTGGTACCACTACTGGTACTCAGGTCAGTGGTTTGGTATCAGCTCTTGCAGCTGGTCCTTTGAGCGGTTACACCTTCTCGGTCAACACCGGTGGTGCTAACTTCCTTAACGGTGAGACCATCAGCATCGTAGTTCCTAGTGGTGCCTACTTGACCGTCTCTGGTCTTACTGGTACTGCTCCTACCCTTACTGCATTCACGCTTACTGGTACCGAAGCTCAGTCCTACCCTAACTACGTTGGTACTCCTAACGCAGTTCCTACGTGGATTGACGACGTTACTGGACACGCTTACCAGGTTGGTTTCAACGGCCAGCTCGTTGTTAACAACAACGGTACACTGAGCGGTGCAAACGTTGTTCAAACTCAAATCCGCCAGATCAACACTGGCCAAGGTGTAGATGGTGGTTCTTCGGACCAACGTCTCGCTGGTTACTACGCTAGCTACTCGGGTAACCTGTACCAGACTGGTCAGAAGAGAACGTACCGTCAGCAGAGCTAATGGAACATGAGCCTTTTATTATAAAGGTCGAAGCAGTAGTTATAAGAGCCAATGGTGACCAGGAATTTCTTGGCACCATTGGTTCTACTGCATTAAGGGACAATAGTGAACACAGTATTGACATCGACAACAAGAAGTAGCCTCGTCAACGTCATCACAGGCTCTGGCTATTCCTTGGGTGAGCCAAAATACCTCTCTTGGGGAACTGGTGTAAGCCCTGCGCTACCCACAGATATTGCTCTTAGCAACCCGATCAGCGGTGTTATCTCTGGAACTGTCAGTACCGTTTCTACCGTTACATCAGGTGATACGTACTTCTGTACGGGTACTTTTACTGCTAGTGGGATTGTTTCGGTTACCGAGGTAGGTCTTTTTACCAGTCAGTCTAGTTCAACCGTAGGCACTCTTGCAAATCAAGTTGGACCCACGGATACCACCATCACAGTGAGCGGCTACAGCGGCTTTCCAGGCACCTTTCCGTTCAATGTACAGGTGTCTACCGAAGTAATGACAGTGACCTCTGGCAATGGTACAAATGTCTTCAATGTAATTCGTGGCGCAAATGGCTCTAGTAGAGTGACAAGTATTATTCCAACGCTTACCCCAGTTGTAGGACCAGCAGGGTATATGTTCTTGAAAAGTACGTTTTCAGGTATAAACTTATATCCAGGGGATAATCTTCAGTTTAATATCAGCGTACAATTCTCTTAGGATCTAAATGGCTTACCCCACATATACAACTCCTAGATCAATCGCTGGCGCAGCTGCACCTTCTTACCTCTCTGCAACGCTTGCTAGTGGGTACTCTGCTGGTCAAACAATTACAGTTGGCAATACATCTGGCTGGTATGAGGTAAGCTCGAGTGGCACTACTACAACAAACCCATTGGGAACTAGTGGTGTATTTACGTTGGTGGTTGATTATGGTCTCAGCACAGAAGAGAAAATTCTGTGTGCATCAGGTGCAATTTCTATTGGTGCAAACTCAGTAATCTATGTGTGGACCGATGGCATAAACAATGGTCGTGGCTGGGATGGTACAGCGTCAGTTGCTCACGCTGTTGGCAGTGGCACAAATCCTAATGTATTCCTCGTTAGAACTGCAGTAGATGACCTTCAGTTCAATACATCAGCGGCCACACTAACCAATAACCTTGCTACTCTTTCGGGTCAATATGTGGTTACTTCCGGAGTCGTTACAGCTCAAGCTGGTTATATTTCTACGATCTCAGGCAAGCAAGTAACTGATGAAGCAAATATTGCCAGTTTGTCAGGTAGTTTAGCTACTCTCAGTGGACAATATGTAACAACTAGCGGGATTGTAACCAGCCACACTGGGTCAATTGCAAGCATCAGCGGTAGCCTTAATACTTTGTCAGGTCAATATGTTGCCACCTCTGGTAGCCTCACAACACTTTCGGGGCAATTTGTTGCTTTAAGTGGTTCATACACTGCTACATCTGGAAGCCTCAACACTGTCAGTGGAGTTGCTTACTCTGCTTTGCAACGATCAGGTGGCACTATCAGCGGTGCATTGAACATCACCAGCCCCATCATTGGTGGTGTTACCGCTACTAGCGGACAATCTCTTGTATGGAACAACACACAATGGGTGCCAGCAACGGTTAGTGGCGGCGGTGGAGGGATCACTTCTCTTACCGGTGACGTAACTGCAACTGGCACAGGTGCAGTAGCTGCAACACTTGTAGGAACCACTGCTGTTAGTGGTGTAGTCAATACCATAATCAACGTTAACTCAACGGTGACAGGTACAGTTGCAAATCTTGCTACTCTTAGTGGACAATTTGTTACACTTAGCGGTGCTTATGCGACCACATCAGGTAATCTAAACACTGTAAGCGGTGTTGCTTATGCTGCTTTGCCAGGATCCGGTGGAACCATCAGTGGTAACCTTGTAGTTGCTTCTGGTCTTACTGTTAGTGGAACTATAAGTGGAACTACTGCTGTTTTTAGTGGTGGCGTAACAGCACAGTACTTATCAGTAAGTGGCATCCCAGGTTCTACGTCTGGTTCTAGATTCGTGGGTGCTATTTCAACTGGTATTAGTGGCATACCTTACGGTCCTAATTCTGGTACTTATACCGTAGGCGATTTTGTAACTGACCAAGCAGGTAAAATCTGGGTCTGCTATAGTGGCGGCACTCCTGGTCTTTGGACTACGACACTTTACAGTCTTCCTATCTATAGAACCTATAGAGGTGGTGTAGGCGCAGCAAATAATGCTAATGGTGTAAGTATCCCAACGACAGGATCGGGACTCTTGTTAGCACCCAATGAGCAAACTATTTTGCAAATTGGTAATACACAGGGTAATGGAGTTACCTGGACATTACCTTTTAACCCTTCAAATGGTAGCATTAATACTTTTATTAATAGTAGCAATGGTTACTATACATATCTTTTGCCATCTGGTACGGATACAATTAATGTAAATAACACTGTTTATTCTGGTACTAGTAGCCCAGGTTTGTACATTGGTCCTGGTGCTTGGTACCAGTTTAGCTATGATGCTTTTGGACAGGGCAGTGGAAAAGGTGTTTGGTTTGCATTCTCCAGCAACCAGGCTCAATATTTATCTGGTAATTTTTCCAACGTTACAGTTACAGGCACTCTAAACGCTATTGGCCCTACGAATACATTAAGTGGGACAAATAATTTATTTGGTACAACAACTATTAGTGGTAGTTACGCTTTTTACCCTGCGTTATCAGGTACACCTACAGGAGCTGCAGGCGGTGATCTTACAGGTACTTACCCTAACCCAACGTTAGTTGGAACCACAAATGTAAGCGGAATTGTTAACACTATTATCAATGTTAACTCAACGGTGACAGGTACCGCTGCTAGCTTAACTACGCTAAGTGGTCAGTATGTTGCCACTTCCGGTAGCCTTACAACGCTAAGCGGTCAGTTTGTAGTGTTAAGTGGGGCATACACAGCGACTTCAGGATCTTTGAACACCGTTAGTGGTGTAGCTTATGCTGCCCTGCCAGGATCCGGTGGAACTATTAGTGGTAACCTTGTTGTTGCTTCTGGTCTTACCGTTAGTGGCAATATTGCTTCTAGTGGTACATTCTCACTTGGCCAAACCAGTTCACTAAACATTGTTCCTTTTGGACAAATTTACGCTCCAATCTCTTTTGGTCCAAGCTACGCTTTAATGTATAATAATGCCGGTGGTTACTTCCAGAGCACTCTACCGAGCGTTGCATTTAGTACATGGGCGTCTTTAACCAACAATGCAACTCTTGGTGGTAACTTTACCGTAGCAAGTAATCTTACTGTATCTGGCGTGTCTACTCACATTGGCAACGCTACATTTAGTGGAACTGTAACCATTGGTGGTAATAGCGTAATGACAAGTGGTTATACCGCTGGCGGTGACCTTTCAGGTGCTTACCCCAACCCAACCGTTGCTGCTATTCAGGGTAAGAGCATCAGCACGACGCAGGCAACGCTTTTGTCGCAGATGAGCAACATCGTCACGCACAACACCGCGAGCAACCCCACCGTCACGGCTGGTGAGTTCTCGGTAGTTCCCTCGTCGGGCGTTACGGGTGCGCTCACCCTCACCCTGCCCTCGGCTCCGGCAAACGGAACCATCAACTACATCTTCAACCAGAACGTCACCTACTCCATCACCCTTGCCGCAGGTGGCACGGACAAAATCCAAAACGGCGCGAGCAGTGTCTCGTCATTGTCGCTGGCCTTCCTCTATTCGACCTGCTACACCGTCGAGTATTACAACGGCTTTTGGTACGCCGTCGCTGGCCCCTTCAGTGGCATCACGGGAACCGGCTCGTTGGTTTATGCTGGTGGTCCTTCAATCTCAACGCCAACGCTAACTCAACCAACAATCGCAGGCTCTGCTTCGTTTTTAGCAACAACTAACACAGCCTCGGTTTTGGCCGCTGCTGTTCCCGCCACTCTTGCGAACGGCAACGGTCCAGTTTATATTTACACGGCGAACCCAACCGCTTCGTATCCAATATTGATGACCACATATCGCACTGGCTCGGCTCAATACTCTAGCACCGCAACACTTCAAGTCAACAATGGTGCGACCGCTTACTTGCCATCCTCAATCACCATTGACGGATACCAACTTGCCGCATCTGGTTCCACGCCAAGTCTTCCTACTAACGGTCAAACATCGCCCACCTATACGGTTACGGCGGCCACGGGTAACGGAACTACCGTCACCTACACCTGCGCCAACTCACTTACCGTAGGAACCATTGTCTCAATCACGGGTCTTGGCATCGCTACGGGTTCTTCGCTCAACCTAACGAGCGTGACCGTCGCATCCGCTAACTCTACGCAGTTCACGGTCACGAACACCACGGTAGGTACTTCAAGCGGAACAGGAACGGCAACGCCAGTACGTTCTTTTACTACCTATTACCAAGGTGGAACTCAGTGGGCTTCGGCAGACCCCAGCACATGGGCTACTTATACAATTACAGTAATCAATACAGCAGCGAACAACTCAGTTGTCTTCCTCTCTAAAACGGCTGCTGGGGCAGGATTGCCAATTACACAGGGTGGAACAGGATCAACCACTGCTATCTCTGGGTTTAACAACCTTGCTATCTCTGGTGGTACTGTTGGTGGCAACCTGGTAGCTGCTTCTGGTCTTACCGTATCTGGTGCTTTAACGCAAATTGGCAATGCTTCGTTTAGTGGTACACTCACTGTAGCTAGTGCTATTATCAACCCTATTCTTCAGGGTGCTTATGAAGTTGTATCATACAGTGGATCAACAGTGCTTAGCGGAACAGCTACTCCAGCTACGCTTAATGCAGCAAACAGCTCTTTCTACTTCTATAATACAGCACCATCTGGTTCATATACAGTAGCAATCACCGGAGCACCAACCGTATCTGGTGTAAGTGCCACTTTTGCTTTGCTTGTAAATAATGGTTCTACGGCTTATCTGCCCAGCAACGTTACCATTAATGGTAATCAGGCGGGTGCAAGTAGCTCAGCACTCCCATTGCAGGGCGCAACAAACAATGGTATTACTACGTACTACCAAGGTGGTACAGCATGGTCATCAGCCGATGCCAACACTCTTGATTCTTATACGTTTACTGTGATTTGCACGTCAAACACGCCTACTTGGACACTGTTAGCAGGATTGACAAAGTTCTAATGCCACTCGTAACTACATTCGCAGACGATGCTATCCAAGCACTCGGCATGTTCTCATCTTCATTGACATCCCAAGTTGACTTTCTTATAGCAGGTGGAGGTGGTGCAGCAGGAGGTGGTACGGCACGTCGTGGTGGTGGCGGTGGTGCTGGCGACCTACGTTCGTCGGTGACCCTTTCCACCGCAGGAGGCAGTTCCACGCCAACCCTTGATTCAGCACTAACGGGCATTGGCGTTGGCTCTACGCTCACTATTAGCGTCGGTGTTGCTGGCACATACGGCAACTCAAGCGGCGGTAGTACCAATGGTGGAAACTCGGTATTGACTTTTGGGGCAACGACCATCACCTCTCTCGGCGGTGGTTACGGTGGTTACGGCACAACATCCCCGACCGCAGGCAACAAGGGTGGTTCGGGTGGTGGTGGTGGTGGAAACTCCTCATCTGGCGGTGCTGCCTCTGGTGTGAACACCTTTGCCGGTGGTGCCGCCAACGTGGCAGGAACCTCTGTAAATGGCGGTGGAGGTGGTGGCGCAGGCGGCGCAGGTGCTACGTCTCTAGCAGGCGGTTCAGGTGGTTTCGGTCTAAGTAGTTCCATTACCGGAACTGCCACAACTTATTGCGTTGGTGGCGTTGGAACAGGAACAGCACAATCGGGGCGAACCTACGGATGGGGTGGCGACAGTGAGGTTTCCAATGCAAACAACGGCGTGGTGATTATCCGTTGGCTAACTTCTGCCTATTCGGGAACCCCGACGTTTAGCGGTTTGACGCACGGCTCTATCAGCACAACTGGTTTGTATAGTTATGTTGTTATTACTGCCGGAACAAATGGAACAATGGTGTTCTAATGCTTGGCAATCGAGGATATTACAGCGCAAACGCCAAAGTGTATGAAGGCTACCGTGGTATACGTAAGCTGCAATCTTATATATTAAACATCTTGTTGGTTGAATTTGGTAAAGTACAACCACTTATCAATGTTAATAATTATGCATTAGATAACGATCAAAATCTTGATAATGCTGGCAACTTCACTGCGAATAATGACCAGCCAGGTCTTAATTGGATAGAACCAATAATTCCTGCTAGCGAAGGGTACACCGCAGAAGAAGTCCTGCAACCCAATGACTTTACAGAACCTGACTATCCATCAGGCGAAGATGTAGTACCCTCTTGATTTTGCTGTAGATAATAGACCAAAGGAGATATTATGAACGACACACGTAATGCACAAGTAGCTTGGGCCGAATGGGGCGTAGCTAATCACCAGCACTTTAATTACTCAGAAGGTGCTGACCGCATGAACGCCATTGGTGTTTGGCCTCCCAAGTTTCCCATCAATACCGACTGCTCGGGTTCTTGCACCCTGTGGGCATTCCTTGCCAATGGCGATGACCCAAACGGCCTTAACTTTGACCACGAAGGCTACACCGGCACATTCCTTAGCCACGAAGAGCACCTTGCTCTTTGGGTTAAGAATGCCAAGGGTGTTAACGTAGAAGACGTTCTCCCTGGTGATTATGTAGTTTATGGACCCGGAACGGGCACCCACGTAGCAATCATCGTGGAAGTCCACGGCAATGATATCTTGACCGTTTCGCACGGCCAGCAAGGCGGCCCTGGCTATTGTTGGGTTAACGAGCCTAAGACAGTACCTTCGCGTGGCTACCCATTTGATGGCCGTACGCCTCAGACATTCCTCCGCAACGTCACAGACACAACAAAGCCTGTTCGCACACCTGCAGATCTCCCGAAGTAGGACTAAATGGCACGTTATCGCCAAGACTTTTTATCTGGTGTAGCAACCGTAACAACGACAACTGGACTAGTTCTTACTGGAACAGGATTCCCCAATGGGACGATTCCTGTTGGTAGTTACATGGCTATCACCTTGAACCCAGGGTATTACGGTTCTACGAGCTCCCCTGAGATCCTTTACATTGGCAATGGGACTACATCAACTTCTGCAGTTGTTGCTGCCAGAGGTGTAGAGGGTACCACGGCCATTACTGGCACCAACATCCCATGGGTCGCTGGTCCAACCGTGTTTGACTTCGACATGACTAACCTCACCTCAACGGGTACTGTCACGGTTAACAATGGTTTGTCGGTAACTGGAGCGATCAATGCTACCGGTGGGATTAACTCGTCTTCATTGTCGAATGTATCAGCAGCTGGTACATCCCAGGGTACTGCAACTGCGATCACCACTCAGTACACGGTTGTTAGCGGTGGCACGAACTCACTTGGTAATGGATCCTCTGGTGCTGGTGTAGTTCTCCCATCGATCTCAACAACTGGCCAGAAAGCCACTATCGATAACTCAACCAACAACTGGCTTCTTATCTACCCAGCTACCGGTCAAAGCATTGATGCTGCGGGGACAAACGCTGCTGTATGGGTTACTCCGTCTGGTTACTGGCAGGGCTACGCTGAGACTTCTACGTCTTGGGCAACAGTTATCCCATCGCTTAACGCTGACTCAACAGGCACAGTAAACGTTTCCTACGGCAATGGCCAGGTATCATTTGGTATTCCAACGTCTCTAAAAATTCCCGGCAATCTAACAGTAAGTGGTGGTACAACAGTACTAGGATCTTTGGGTGTTGCAGGAAACTTCAATGCCAATGGTACTTCAGTCGTATTTCCCAGTGGATCACTGCAAGTTGCTGGAAGTATAACCACAAGTGGTACATTACAAGCCACCACAATTACGGGTACAACTGTAAATGTTGGTGGTAACTTAACAGTAAGTGGCGTGAGCATCACCGGTGTTCCTAGAGCTCGCATGAGTTCTACTGCTCAGACCACTATTGCCCCAAGCGGTTCATACACACAAGTTGCGAACATGCTCGCAAGTGCTTCGGGTGGTGTTACCTATGGTTTCTTAAGTGGTGGTTTTACTTTCTCTAGCAATGCTTTGGTTGTTCCTCTCACTGGTTACTACCAAATCAATGCTTCCGTTGGTTTTAGCAACGGTACTGGTGACCCAACCATTGCTGGTGTTTACGGCATCCAAGTAGACTATGCTGCATCGCCCAGCTATGTCGGAGCTTCTGCTTACCTGGTTAACGCATCTACTGCAGGAGCTTATGGTCAGGTACCAGAAACCATTGTTTGCTCTGACATTGTTTACTGTGTCGCTGGAACTACACTTACTCTGTTCGCATATTCCCCATCAACATTTAACCAGGGTGTTGGTGCCGTTGCTGGTCCACAGACTACATACTTATCAGTTTATTACATCGGTAGCTAATGAGACAGCGCCCTATCCCACAATACGCTGCTGAGCCATTGGGTATCACCACGTACATTAGCGGTACTCAGTCAGATCCAGACAACCAATATGTGTGGTTGAACATTACAAATTCTGACAATGGTGCAGTAGTATTGGCATCAGGTCAAGCAACGTATGAAGGTACTGGTACATACCAGTACACAACCAATTCTAGCCAGACTGCAGTTCAAGGCAACTACGCAACTACTTGGAATTACACAATCAATGGCAGTCCAAGGACATACGTAGATAACTTCGTTGTAACTGACCAAATGCCTTATTGGAGCAATCTTAATACTGATCAGCGCCAATTGGTTACCGGCATTGTGCACCGACTTGACAAGAGTTTTGATTCCACTGCTGGTGGACCATACCTGCAAGAACTCAACCAGAGCGGATTCCTCATGTACGAAGAAGTCGCAATGGTTATGCAGGATGAAACCATGGACTACATTAATTTTGAGTTCCAGCCAATCTTTAGCCCGGCTTATCAAGTTGGTTTGAACGCAACAGTGCCATTCCCAACTACCTACTACGGTGTATTAGCTACTCAGACGTACGCGCACTTTCTGAAGCATATCGCTCGCAACTACATTGAACAACCCACGCCAAATGGTATGAGTGCTGCTTGGATGGACCGCAGAGACTATTACAACAGATGGTGGCAGCTATATCTATTCGACAAAGAGATTGCCGACAAGCAACTCCGTCAGATGAAACGTCAATACATGGTTGGTTCCAAGAGATCCCTTTTGGTTGCTGGTGGTCTTATTCCGCGTATGTTCACCAACCCTGCACGTCCTCACTTCCAGTACGCTGCCGTAAACATGGGTGGAGTCTAGTGTGTCAGGAATTAATCCACAGCCAGGCCCGGTAATCCCTGGGGCTAACGGACTATCGACTCAACTTGAAAGTCCTTTGCTTGTTGTTAAGCAAAAAGAAATCTGGGCACAGACAGATCAGCAAAGATTCCACGATGAAACCCTCCAGTGGTATGGTGAAGAGTGCATTGTGCGTCAGCTTTGGCGTGCAGAAGACCAGGTAAATGGCCTTGTCAGCTATTGCATAACATGCCAGGACAGCCCTAACCCATCTAGCCCAGACTCTGCTATCCAGAATCGTGTTAGCCAGGTATACCGTCAGACTGGCAACAGCTACTGCCCAGACTGCTACGGAACTACATTCAGTGGTGGCTTCAAGACTACATGCTACCACCTTTACATGCTGGCAGCGGATACACCTCAGGTGCGTTCTAACTTATCTACAGGTCAATTCTGGAAGAACAACCCCCAGGTTCAGTTCAGCTGGTATCCCGAGATCCGCGTAGGTGACCTCGTTATACGTGTCAATCAATGGAACAATGGGGTGCCGACTTCTTTGGGTGAACGCTTTACGGTCAGCACAGTACAACCACAATCGATTCGTACTGGCCCTGGAGTTAGCTACAACACCACAATCTACGTTAATCAGACCACAACTCTTGAGAACGTACCGCCAAGTCACCCCTACTACAACGTGCCGGTAATATGAGCGAAGACGAGATGATACCTGTACCAGAGGTGCTTACTCAGCAGATCTCTAGAAGAGCCGTAGAAATCGCCAGAATTATTGGTCCTCGCAAATCTGGTAAGGGTCTTATTTCTCTTGAACCCATGTGGGATGAAGGCGTCATTGGTATTAAGACCTCTGACGACACAGAGTACATGCTTGACTTGGATAAGGGTATTGAAGAGCACCCAATGACAGGTCTTGCAAACCGGACAATTCCTGTACGTAGCCCCGGTGGTTCGCTGTATTTCCGTAACGCTAGTAGCAAAAACATTGGCCAAGTCCCCATTGTGATCAGGTCAGCAAAGAGTGGCAAGATCTATACGGGTAAGCCAGAGTGGATGTACCCAGCAAGACCAGGTCTTAACTACTTACAACGTTCATTGCAAATGAGCGTAGACGAATGGTGCCGTACAGCAAAAACAAAGAATGTAGTGGATATGATGCTTCAAACCAAATTAAGAAGCGATGTCAGCATGTTCATCTACGGTAGAGAGATGCCATAATGTTTACAACAGCCGTAAAAACTGCCATAGTTGAAGCACTTAACGCGGGGTTTAGCACGCTCGCTAGCGCACCATCTGACAATAGCTTAGACTTAACTCCGAATAGTATAACTATCGAGTATCCGCTAGAGTTAGTAGCTTGGCCAACAATCCTTGTGCATTTTAGACCAAGCAAGGTCCAATGGTCGGGTCTTTTCCCTGATACTCACACAGTTTCTAACGGTGGGATCACGATCAGTGGGACTACATACTCTGGCTCGGTAATCTCCAGGAATGGCTATTTCGAAGGTAGCATTGACCTCCAAATCATGGCAATGCATTCAGAAGAACGTGACCGTCTTTACGATAGCGTAGCCAACCTCATCCTTATGGGACAAGGAAGCGAAGCTAGTGCTGCCTTCTACAGCAGCATCTTCAATAACTCCCTGGTCGGAATGACCCTACTTCCTAGCACCTACACTAATTTGGGTGATAGCATTAGCTCAGGGACACCTTGGAGCCCAGAAGAACTAACTTATGAAGCCAGCATCCGCATCCAGTGCATTGGTGACTTCTACGAGACCAAGTACAACTACGTTACGCCGAGCATTACGACAATCCGTGCAAGTGGAACGCCGTACTACCCAGCCGTTTCATTGCTTTACCAACCAGGCAGCCCTTGGTATCCGTTGCCTTAAGAAATCTATCAAAAGAAGTATTGTAAAACTACGCAGATTCTGCACAAGACCGTGAAGGAGATTGTATGCCTATTTCCAATTATATTACGCCGGGTGTATATGTAACCCAGTCGGGTACATCGCTAACAACCATTAATAACAACACGATCAACATCGCCATTGTTGCCGACCAGGTAACTCCTGGCTCTACAACCGATGTGTTCTCTAGCGTAGTTGCAGCCTCTGGTATCACCATTGGTCAGCTCACTACGCCGATGGTTAACAACAGCTACACAGGCGCTTACACCAGCTATTCTGGCTACACCGTAACTTGGACCAACAGCCTTGGTGCCACCGTTACCGGTACTTACGGAACCAACTTCACGATCACAAACCCCAGCGGTTCACCATTCAGCTTCCTTACAACTAGCGGTACTTCTGCTGCTATTAACCAGGTAACTGCAACTGGTAATGGTACAACTTGGTCATTCACCACACCAACAACCAACGGCATTGTTGCTGGTTCCTTGGTAACTCTTACGAACTTTACGGGTACGGTAAGTGGTTTCAACGGTACGTATACCGTTGCCAGCTCGACCTGCACCAACGCCCTTGTACCTTCTGGCAACACGTTCACAATCATTAACTCGACTTTGGCTGGTATTGGTTCAACTACTGTTACCGGTACTGCTACTCAAAACGTAGTTCCTTCAGGAACCGTCGGCATTACCTACGGTCACAACTGGGGTGCTTACGGCACTTACTCAAGCTACACACAGCTTTCTAACCAAATTGGTGTTGGTGTAAGCGGTACAAGCATTATCAACCCTGCTTCACTCGCTGCTCAGCTTGCTTTCCAGAATGGTGCAAGCACAGTTACTGTTGTTCCTGTAGCACGCGTCTCGAGCTCAGGTAACTCTCCTGCTGTCGCATCCGACTGGATCCGCACCTTCACTGCTTCCAGCGGTACGCCAAGTGACCCAACCTACTTGATGAACGCTTACGGTGTTGACGTTGTAGTCCCACTGTACGGCTTTGTTAACGTGGGTGGTGCCAGCAATGGTCAGATCATCACTTACGGTGCAGTTACCGTTGCAAGCGGAGTTAACTCGTACTTGAACAACCAGAACACCTACGGAAACCTGCAAAGAGCTTTCCTCGGTGTAGACGGAACTGCTAACCAAGTAACAGCTGTTCAGATGCAGACATTCGCTACTGCTCTCAACAGCACGCGCATTACGTTGAACTACCCAACGGTTGTTAACTACAACCCTGGTTTCAACCCAACAACTGGTCTTAGCACTGCTAGCTTCAATATCCCTGGTTACTACGTAGCCGCAGCCTTGGCTGGTCTGTACGCAGGTCAACCTACTGTAGCTACTCCAATCACCAACAAGATCCTGAATGGTTTCAACAGCATTCCTAACCAGATCAGTGATGTTGACGCTGCTACGAACTACCTGCCATACGGTATTACAACCGTTCGACAGAAGCGTGATGGTAACTTCTGGGTCTACCAGGGCTTGACCACCAACACTACTTCTTGGGTAACCCAGGAAATTTCGATCAACGCAATTGGTGACCAGCTCGCAAAGAACGTTAAGACCGACCTGGTTAACAGCCAGCTCGTCGGTGGTCCTTTAACCAACGTAACTTCAGCTGCTGTGCTCGGTACTGTACAAGCTACGCTAACCAACGCTCTGTCAAAGGGTCTCATCCAGTCATACCAGAACTTGGCGTTGTCGCTGAACCCTGCAACGCCAACAACTGTTAATGTCACATTCCAATACGCTCCGACGTATCCGATCAACTACATCCAAGCTAGCTTGAGCCTCAACACTCAAACTGGTGTTGTGGTTACTCAGAATACTCAGAGCAACTTCGTAGTCTACTAGGAGATATAATGGCACAGTCCACATTCCGTGTAGGTGGAGGATATACAGCGTTCGTATACAACGGTCAGCCGTTGATTTACGCTCAGGTAATTAACGAGCGCGCTCCTCAACCTGTCAACACACCACAGCCTATTCAACCGCTAGACTCTCCATACCCGATCGAGATCGCATTGCCCATTGCTCTGAATGCTGGAGCCTTGGAACTTACCTTCCTTGAACAGTGGAATGCAGAAGTCTGGGCACAGTTGGGAAGCAACTTCGCTACTGCGAGTGACCTCCTCGACGTTTTCAAGGCCCAGCTGGCACAAGGTGCAGTAACCTGCGTGAAGGTTATTAACAAGCCAGACGGTACTCAACGTAAGATTGTGTACCAGGGATGCGTTGTCACCAACGTTACGATTGACGAAATGATCGCAATCGGATCGATGACTATTCCAAAGATTATCACAATCACGTATCTGTCAAGAAAAGAACTGCTGTAAGAAAGGTATACTTAAAATGTCTGCACGTTCATTTGTTATTCAACTCCAGCCAGGAATTGGCCAAGGTCTTCTCCCTGACCACCGCAAGATGCTTCCTGGTGTCCAATACGTAGTCGACGCTGAGACGTTCTCGCGCATCTCTTTGGGTGCTCGTCAGAACGTTATCACCGTTGTAAGCGTTAACCTCGACACGCCAAGCTCGACATCACTGGCTTCTGCAAGCGGAACCTACGTTCCTGCTCAGGCTTCCTCTGGTATCAATGCTCAGGCATTCGGTGCTGGCAACTCGCCTCTTAACCTGCTTACTCAGGTTAGCCCAACCGCATCCTCGTTCAGCCTTGCTGGATTTGCTGCTCAGGGTTGGAGCGCCGGTGGTGAAACTGGTACCAACACTGGTATCGGTCAGCCACAGAATGCTCTTAGCGGTTCAGCTGTTAACGTATCGTTGACTGGCCCCGAGGGTAACCGTTACGTACTTGCATACAACGGTACTTCTTCGACCATTTCCGGTGGTTGGGCTACCGTATGGTACGACTACAACAACCGTTACATCTCAACTGCTTCTGGTGTTAACCTCCTGGTTAAGACGGACGCATTGGGCACTTCTTACGCTGTTGGCGCGAACACAACAATTAGCGGTGTAACCACTATTGGTACTAAGCAGGGTGAGTTCGCTGGTGTTACATTGACGAACATCCCCGCCGGTAACTTCGGTTTCGTTCAGATCGAAGGTACTTGCCCATTCGTTGCTGTCGCTGCCGGTACTGCAGTTGGTGCTGTGGTCGCCGTTAGTGGTTCAAGCAACGCCGGTTACTTGGCTCCTCCTGCCTCCACCTCTGCTTCCGTAACAAGCCTTGGTGTTGTAACTGGTACAGCTCTTGCCAATAACACTGTGGGTACGGTTCTTACCGCTCCTGCATCAGGTACTACGACCAACAACCAGTACTTCTCTGTAGTTGAGCTTCGTAGCCGTCGTTCCAAGAAGCCATACAACCGCTTCCTGAACAAGAACTAGTTAAATTAACTGGTAGGCCGTAAGGCCCTAGACCCAAAGGTAACATGACAACAGACAACAAGAACGGATGGGGGATTGAAGACCTCTCCCAGACCGTAAGTAAGGGGATCGATTCATTCCCGAACGAATGGAAAGACGAGTTCGAAGGCTTGCTGTTCCTTGGCAAGTTGGAGAATGAAGTCACAAGAATTCCTTACCACAAGTTCGTGGTAAGGACATTAACAATCAATGAGAAGTTGGAAGTCAGTCTGCTGGCTAAGCCATTCATTGAAACGATCGGTTACGGTCGTGCTTACAAGGCATCTATCGTAGCAGCCGGTCTTGTAAGCGTGGATGGTCGAGACATGGTCCCACTGAGTAAGGGACTGAATGTCATTCGGCAGAAGTATGAGTACATCGTTAACAACTGGTATGACACAGTGATCGATATTCTTTACGAAGAGATCGATAAGCTGGAAAACAGAGTTATCTTTGTGCTCCAAGAGTTGGGTATTATTGAGCCTCTCCTTCCTCAAGGAATCTTTGAGCAGACAGAAGAGGAAAAGGATACCCCAAAAGATGGAAAGTAGATCCGTACGTCATTGAGCAAAGCGAACTAGCTTATCTCAGAGGCTTACTGACTCAAAAAGACATCAACTCAGTTCAAGAGGCGATGCTTTCCATCGTAATGCTTCGCAAGCGAGAGGAAGAGTTCGAGCTTGAGAACATTAAGTTCGAGCAGGACTTGTTCATCAACAACACTCCTTTGTATCGTGAGTACATCAAGAACAAAGAAGAGCAAGTTGAAAGCGGCAATGAAGGCATTACTTGGATGGCTCCTGAAAGCGTCGAAGAAGCTCGAGAGTTGATGAACATCTTTAGTGATATCGATAAGCAGCTCAAGGAGATGGAAGAAGATCCCACCACACCAGAGCAGCCAGCAATGAGCTTCTTGGATGTACTGGGTAGCATTAACGTGGATGAGATCGGAGGTGATGACTAATGGCAGAGCCGATTCAATTAGAATTTGAATTTCCTGACAATACAGCTAACTTAAATAATAGCTGGAGCGGTCTCGCTGGTATTAGTAAAGACATCCGCGACTCATGGGCAGCTGTTGATGATTCGATGAAAGGCACGCTCGAACGAGCTGACGGAATCAGAGAAAAGCTAGACGACTACAAGGATCTTCTTATCGGCCTAAAGTCATTGGGCGAAGAGATCAAGAAGGTTTTCACCGATAACGACAACATTCTTAAAGGTGATATCCAGTTTATCAACCAGATCCTTCAGAATGCCAACAACGTTGGCAGTGTTATGTCGAGCGCAGAAGGCCGTATGCCCGGCTCACCGGCGCAAGGGCTTAATAACCCTTTGGCCAATCCAATGGCGTACCAAGCATATGCCAACCAAATGCGTCAGATCCAAACAGACCCATTCTATGGTGCTTCTGGACGTGGTCTGAACTCTCAGTTTGCTACATCGGGCAACAATTCATGGTTTGACAATAGAGGACCTATTGCCAACGTGCAATCACGCGGTGGTGGATTCCGTGGCGGTAATACTACTGGAGGCAATAACTTAGGTGGTATCTGGGGCGGTGGCGATGAAGCATGGGAAGACAATGGTCCAGCTAATCCAGGCAATGCTCCAACAACTGGAGCCAGTGGTCGTGCCACAACCAACGTGTCACAACCGAAAACAAACAGTCTTGGCGGCGTAATAACTAGATCAACCATTCCTTTTAACTTGGCCGAGGCTTACCCTAATCTTAGCGATGCATTCTTTAATGCTAAGGGTGAATACGCTATTAATGCTGGTAATTACCAGAACGTTCCTTATTACGCTATTAACGCCATGGCTCAACAAATGGGCGAACTGCCATTCATGAACACCACACCTGGTCAAATTTTTACCAGTGGTGCTCAGAACATGCTGTCTGGTTATGCAAAGTACATTTCTACTGCTGCGCCTTCTAACTATGGTCAAACAGTTGATGCGAGTGGCAACCCCATAACCAATGGATCTAACCTTTACAACAACCAGCAGCTTCAACTCATGAACGTGCTGAACAAGATCAGTGGATTTTTGGGCGGCACAAACGCAAATGGCACTCCAAACCCAGGATCATTTGGTTCAAAGGCTATCAATGCCGCTGGTATTTACCAGGTCATGTCAGGGTTTACCGGTTTAGTCAACAATACCGGTGCATACTTGAGAGATAAGGTGGGTTATCCATCTCAGGAATACGCAGACGTTCTCGGTTATGCCAACGGTGGCATGGGTCTGCCCCAATATGCTCAGCTTACAGCTAGTGCAGGTACATTCGCTGTTTCACATGACCTTGCTGCCTATAGTTACAGAGACGCACTCAATGCTGCTATGGCAGCCACAGAGCTTGGTCTTAAGGGTGGAGATGTAAGCAATTATCGCAATATTGACTACACCCTTCAGACCCAATACGGTATGAACCAACAAGAGGTTCAGACCATGATGGGCACAAGCCTTGCTTATGGTGTCAACATGAACCAGTTCGCATCTGGTCTAGAGCAAGCTCGACAGCTTGGTTCACGCACCAACACAAGCACTGCATACGTTAACCAGAACTTCCAGTCTGGCGTTACTACTGCAGCAAGCATTGGCCTTACCGGCAACAATGCTGTTGCTTTTGGTAATTCTGCTGTCCAATTCGGTGCAGGAAACCAGATCGCCCAGCAAGCAGGTATGACTGGTCAGGAACTCCTTGGTACTAACCTTGGTAATGCCTTGCTTGCTCAGCAACTTGGTGTACCCTTTATGGACGTTTACGCGGCACTGCAATCTCCTTCTATGACTGCCGCCAAGGCACTTGGTGCTGAAGACAAGGCATGGTTGGGTCTTCTCCAGAACATCGGTATCCCAGTAAACTCCATCAAGAAACTCTCAGATCTTAACCCATACGCTATAAAATTGGGAATCATCCTTCCGCAGCTTGGTGTTAGTTCTGTAACAACTCCGCAACAGGCAACGGTCTGGGCATTCCAGACCATCCTCGCTGCAAGAGGAGTGACTGCTGCCAACACCTCAAAGACTGGTTCTTCCGGAACTTCAGGTGGACAAGGAACACCATCAGCTGCGAATAGCATGATACAAACTGGAGGGTTGGGAACTGACACCAGCAACCTAAACTATGTCAACAATGCACTCGGTCTTGCAAACACGTCATCATCTGTTACAACTTCTAACGGAGTAACTGTACAAATTAACCTATCACCTTCTGCAGCGCAAGCTATTAGTGCTACAGTATCTAATACGGCTTCTACTGCCGCAGGTTATGTTCCTAATGCAGGCAATTAAACAATATGGCAACACAGTTTGATAACAAGAATTCTTATACAGTAGCTACATTGACAGACGGCACTACGGGAAAGGTGTATAGCTTCCCGTACAATATCAATACCGCTCAATGGACGTACCAGTTAAATACAAACAGTATTAGTACAATCGGTGGACGCGTTACTCAGCTTCTATCCACCAGAACAAACACCTTGATGATTCAGGGTGAAGCGGGTAGTAGACAGAAACTTTTGGATCTTTATACCGCCTTCAAGACTATGCAAGATAACCAGAATGTATTCAAGACTGCGAGTGCAACCTTGAACGTTCCTAGCCAGGGCTTAATCCTGAACGTATGGCTGGAGCAAATGCAAATGGGTTGGGGCGTAGAAACAGTAACTTACCAGTACAGTATGGCATTTGAGATCGAGAATGATCTCAGCAGTAGCACGCAGCTTTCAACTGCAATAACCAACGACGCACTTAATCGAATTAGCAGTGGCGTTGGGTTTAATTCAGACTACCTTGGCTTCACAACGCAGAGTGTGAACCTTACTCTCGGAAGATAATCATGCAAGATTACAGATACTCTAACTGCAAGATCTCTGGGCCAATTCTTCAGCCAGGAAAGCAAACCGTCTCTTTCAATGGCATGGCTTGGAGCAGCACAGGGATGATGCACCAGGTTAACAACGTCAACGATGAAACCTGGGAATCATGGCTGGCAACGCAACAATAACGCTATACGACGGGAACGAAAGTACTACTTTCGAAGTATGGATGCAGACTTTCTCAACGGGGTCTACTACCCAGTTTGACACACAGCAAATCCGTAACGGTATCAACTGGATCCCTATTCGTCGTCTGGAGATGTCAGTGGTCTTTTCGCTGACATGGCCATTGGTTGGCGTGCTAAATAAGAACGCAAAACCAGATCTTGGATTTGAAAAATTCGATCCAGCAGATGGTTTTGGTAAAATGCAATATTTCCAGGACACCATCCGGAAACATCAACAGGCATTAGTAAATGGTGGCACGAATGTTCCAATGGTGCTAAACTATTACAACAACAGCACTAAAGCATCGCCAATCTTTAACACTCTGGTCAGTGAACAACCTCTACCAGCTTTAAGCTACACAGGATGGATCCAGCAATCTGAGAAGAATTACATTCGATTCCAGAACGTTTACCAGACGAACTACACGATGTTAATTATTACTCCGAATCTTTCCAATCCCAATGTTGCTTCGTACAACAATTCAACTACGGTTGTCAACAAATCCAAGACGTTCGCCCCAACAGCAGCTACCCAAAATAGCTATGGATCAAGTTGGATCAACCTGAACGTATTGGCATCTGGAACTAACTTAATTCAAGGACTTCCGAACTAATGAGTTACAACAAGTCAGGTACTTTTACATACACACCAGACATCAGCTGTGTGATTAACACGATGAACAACGGTGTTATTGACGTATCCAATGACATTATTAACTTCTCAGTTACTCGCAACATGAACGCAGTAAGTACTTTTACTGCTACCTTGGCGAACTCAAATCGTAAGTACAACCGCGTAATTAATACAATGGATCGAGTCACTGTGTTCCTTAAGCGTACACAGTATGTACAGGTATTTACTGGGTATATCACATACGCTCCAATTGAGACGTTGGTGCCTACGCCCATTATGATCAACGCATCTTGCACGCTATACCAGCTGCAATCAATCTATTGGGACGACACACTGCTTCAGTACCAGCAGCTGTTGCTCAACTACATGGACAGCACCGCTTCAAGTAGTGACCAGACATTGAACGATGGTGGTATTTCTCAGGTGATCGTCAACCTATTGACCACTGTAGCTGGTTGGGATGTCAGCCGACTTCATGTCGCTCCTGTTCCGCAGAAGTTCTTGGAGCTTGCTGCAACCGTAGCTCAGAACCAAGATCTTTACGCGAGTACGCTTAACCAAGCTGCCGTTGACAACATCGCAGCCATTGTTGGTATTGACAACATCACTAGTGGTCAAAGCATTTCTTCGCGCAAGTACAAGTACGGAAGCACCCAGACCGTAAACGACTCATCAGCACCAGATGGTGGTGTGGGCACTGCTTTCTCCGTATCGAGAGCCGTTGCGCTAACCACAGCACCTATCAATGGCCAGAACAAGAAGTATTTCCCTGGTCCTAATACTCTCAATCCAGTAGATAACAACAAGATCGACCAAGACATTTACTACTGCTCTTTGCCATTCTCGTTTATCACTAACACAGATCCTAACATTGTTACCGATGCAAAGGATTGGATTGCTAGCAACCCGTACAATCCCAATGGAAGCAAGTCAAATGGTCGCCTACTTATTCTGACCAACGATAAGACGAGCCGTGTTGTAGTCCTACGGGCAACCAGCATCACCCAAAAGGTTGACAAGCAAGGCAACTTAGTCTATCAGAATGGCTATGCAGTACCTGACCCATCAGTCAACTACGCACAATGCCACCCAGGTGTAGTCGCCTATCTGAATGGTGATGTCAGCGATCCTACTCAATGGACGGGCAAAGGCTCTTCCAATATGTCTTTCATTAAGATCGCATGGGTAGACCAGACTCAAGTCTCTTCTCCTGGTCCTCAGAATGTGATCGAGAATTCCACGAAAACCAATGCTGACTCTTACTTGGGTATTAACCAGCAGAGCAATGCGAACTCCAACGTACTTACAAGCGTGGCCTCTCAGCTTGTCAGCATCCTGGAAAGCCAGGAAGGTGCAATGTACTGGGATGGTGCACCGGGTTATGGTAAAGGATTCTCTAGAGAAACTCCGAACAACATCTATACCCATACCGGTGGTTGGTTCGACTGCTCTAGTTTAATGCAATGGGCTTATCGACAGATCGGTATCCCAATTGGGTCAACCACCTATACACAGTATGGCCTTGGTCCCGACTACCCACCAAACGGCAACTCTGTATGCGGTGCATGGATCCCAACCAACCAGATGCCCATCGTCGGTGACCTATTGTTCTGGGACGTACCATCTGACACTGGTGGACAGCCAGGTCACGTCATGTGCCTCGTAGAGCCATTTGATCCAGTTACTGGCTGGGGAACGATTATCCAATCGTCAGCTCCAGGAAATCCAGTTGCTCTTGCTCAAATGAACTGGAAAGAAATGGTCAATGGTGGTAGCCCTAATGGCTGGTATATGACCTACATGGGTGCCCGTAGACCTCTCACGCTTCACCCAGGTTGGGGTCAGACAACACAACAGAACGTTACCGTACCTAGCACGTCATCCACTGCTGACTACAGCACAACTGAGACTTCTACGGTTCTTACGGATACCCAGGGTTGGAACACAATCTGGACTTCTCCGAACTACAACATTACGGCGTCTACCATCCAGGGTACTCCACAGGCTTTTGCTCTTGATAACCCATTGATGCAAGACCTCGACCAAGTTATCCAGGCTGGTTTGAGATCGTACATGAGCGCACCCAATGGCGACTTTGTTGCTTGGTTCCCAGACTGGTACGGCGTCTATGGCATGGACCCAGTAATGGAAATCTGTGACATCGAGATTATTGACTTCCAGATCTATCACGATGACACTGCACTAGTAACTCACGTAGCCATTATTGGTGACACGTCTGGTATTGGTACGTCGGTTAACCTAGTTGACTACATCACAACGCAAGGTATCGTTAGTATCCAGGACACGAGTACTATGCAGCTGCTGTTTGGTACTCTGAACAACTACGCCACGACTGACCAGCAGAATGCACAGATTGCACTGAACTTCTTGAAGCGATACGGCGTACGACCCATGATGCAGGAGACTTCGGTGCTCCACAGCCACGCACTCGAGTACTTCTTTGCTCTCCAGCAGTTCATGCAGCAATGGGCCAACCAGTTTGTTAGCACCGTATACCTTACGTTTATGCCTGAGCTTTACCCAGGAATGAGAATCGTTATCAATATCGACAACGAAACTGGTGGTCAGGATCAGTACCAATTCTACTGCACGTCCGTGACACACAACGGTGACCGTAGTGGAGGATTTACAACGCAGGCAACGTTGACTGCACCCATTAAGAATGGAATGGTCATGCACTACGGATTGGACTTTGTATCATGACAATCCACAAGAAGGGTAGAACCCCTGCCACAAGAGTAGACAACAAGAACGGTGTTCGTAGGGTCGTACTTACCAGTGGCCCACAGCTGCACCCATTGAGCCTGGCTCAGAATGCCTCGAAGAACTATTACTGCAATAGCTTCGACATGAACGGATTCCAGATCCAGATCGATCTTCAGGCACTGCCAGCGAATGTTACGATCGATCAGATTCAACCCAACCAGGTCTGGTGGGTAGAGAAGCGCACATCGTTGTACCGTCTGTATCTATACGGTGGCGTAATGGATCCAGTGACTCGAAAGATCAACAGTACAGAGCCTTTGGTTCCTTCGATAAGTACTTCCTTAAACAACGTAACGATCAGCGGCAACCTGACTATTAGTGGATCTATTAGCGGCGGAAGCACCGATGCATCATCACTCCGTGGCATCAACATTTCTACGTTAAGCCCAGGGAACGGCCAGGTTCTTCAGTACAACGCTGCTCAGAATCAATACATTCCGGCCACAGTTAGTGGGGGCGGTTCTTCCACCACAATACTGGACTCTGCACGTGGAACATTGCCTCCACAATACTGGGGGCCTTCAGGGACAAATGGTCCTTCGTACCAGACTTTTGACCCAATCATGGCTGTCTCGCTTTATAACGTAGGCCAAGGTTCAACTGGCCAGACACCTTCTTTGTTGGTTTCTCCCAACATTTGGTGGAATGCTATCTACTTGCCATCAGGCATATCGCCAAGCATGATCTACTATGCGATCACCGCTACTGGAACTTCTACGGCCAAACTTTATATGGCGCTTTACAACTCTGTTTCACAAATAGGCTACACCCCAGCACTTTCTGCAGGGCCGGTTGGCATGGCATCAGGCACTATGACCGCAACAAGTGCAGGCAGCTTGACCAGTATCTCTGGTGGCACTTACTGGGTGGCTGTGGTGGCATCAGGAACAGGAACATTCCCTCAGTTGTTCGGCAACGCCGAGTATTCTTTCCCAAGCAACATAATGGGGCCAGCTCTTTCAACCAGTAGCAAGCTGACAGTGCCTGCTGAATATATCACCGCGACAACATTGTCCGGTAAATTACCAACTTCGATGACATCAGTCACAACTGGTTTGTCATCTTCTACTGGTTCTTACTTTTGGTTTGGGGTCTCGTAATGTACTACAACCCTTATTTTGCTTAAGATATCATGAAGACTCTTACAGTTAGCAACGGCGATCTTAATTTGAATGGCGGGAAACTTCAGTTCTCCTATGGTTCAAATAAACTAGCTCAAGACATTGCTCTGTGGCTTCAGGAGCCTCTTGGCACGGGATTTACAACTCCAGCTTTTGGCAGTTTGCTACCAGGGATGGTCGGTACGTCTCAGGCCACCAACAGCGCTAGCAGTGTTGAAAACGAAATATTAAGAGTGTTACAGTTGTACCAGGGTCAGCAGATCATCAACTTGCAGCAGGCCCAGAACTCTGCCCAGCTTTCCATCTGGAACAAGAATGAAATCATTCAAAGCATCGTGTCTGTCCAAGCCAACGTAGACAGCACAAATGGTACCCAAATAAACGCGAACATCGTCATTCAGACGCTTACTGGGAACCTTGTTAACTTAATCGCATCGATCAACAATAACGGAGTTAGTGTCCAAAATGGCTGATACATCAGGAGTACTCTCAAGACTGCAGGCTGCCTTATCGACTTTCGACCCTTCATGGGACGTTAGCGTAGGTAGTGCTACATACAAGATCCTTGAGTCAGTTGCTCAGGAAATTGCCAATTCCAACAATAACTCTACGCTACAGACTTATAGCTATGACATCAATACGAAGTCTGGCAGTGACCTTGATACGTTCTGTAACCTGTTCGGTGTATACCGCCAGCTTGGTAAGCGGGCCGTGGGCACCGTTACCTTTTACTGCAACACGGCAACAGCAAACATTGTCAACATCCCTCTTGGTACCCAGGTAGCTGTTCCGGTTGGTGGCAACTACACAGCACCAGTCTATTTCGCCACGACTGCCCCAGCCATTATCCCAATCGGTGCAACCCAGGTTAACGTGCCTGTTATTGCATCTCTGCCAGGTATCTACGGCAATGTATATGCCAACACCGTTACAGCTTTGGTCTCTACGCTCAATGGCGTTACCAGTGTTTCCAACCTGAACAACATGACTGGTGGAACTGACCCAGAGAGTGACGCTCAGCTTCGTAGCAGATGGCAGAACTCTGCTTTCAACAACACGACTGGTACCAACGGTAAGTACATCCTCACCGCTCTGCAGAATCCTAACGTTAGTATTGCCAATGCCATTGGTCTTCAACAGTTCTACACGGAACAACTCCCTGTTCAGGCAACCATTAGTGGTGGTACGACTAACTACGTAACGTTCCAGATGATCGCATATAGCGGTATGACCAACGTCATCAGCGGTACCACCTATAGCGGTACCAACGTAGTTACATTCAGCGGATTCCCCGCAAGCACCACAGGTACCACACTGGCAGCTGGTCTTCAGGCAATGATCAGCGGTGTTGCGCCTCAAAGCTACATTACTGTAACTGCAACCCCTACGGGCAACACCATCTCTGGTGGCCTTAACATCACGCTTGGTGCACCTAGCCCATATCGTTTAACAATCGGTAGTGGTTCTGCTATTAACGGAGCTGGTGTAACTTCGAACGGAGCGGTTACCATCAGCGGTACCACATACACCGAATACATGCGAAGTCTTAATCAGGACATCGGTGCTTCAGGTACACCTACCTACAATGGTACATATAGTGGTTTTGTTTTCCCACAAGGCAATGAGCTTGTCGGTAGCAACATCAACACCGCTAGCCAAACTGTTTACACACCGAACTCTGACTACTTCTACAACAGTGGTGGTACGATTACCGTTACCGGGACGTTCTCTCCACAGATCTATTTGCAGATTGCTAACCCATCGTTCTACCCAAGCTTGTTCATCGGTAACACCGTTCAGTTGATTTCCGAATACAACCCAGCGTCTAGCCGAGCAGCCACCATTACCAGTGGTAACTACGTTGACATCTTTATCAATGGCACCACTGCTGCCGTAGCCACTGAACAATCAGCATTCAACACGGCATTTACGCTCTCCTCAGGCAACACAAGCAACCGTTTCCAGAACACTCTGAACTACGTTCTCGGTAGTGGCTCTGTGGCTGCTTCAAACACGAACACATCTGGTGACTACTACGTACCATTCGATCGTCAGCCGATGATCAACTTCCCTGCGCAGGTTAGCACTGCATCTAGCGGTGTAGCAGACACAGTATTCCTGTATAACGCCGTCTCTAACAGTGGGTACACATACCCAATTGCCTTGAATAAGTACGGTTACATTAGTGTTACGGGCACTGTAAGTCCGACATCGTTTATGTACTCCTACTCTGCACCGATTGTTACTGGTGGCACAGTCAGTGGTGGATACAGCTCACCGTACATTGTGTTCAGCGGTACATCTGCGTTTATTTCTGGCAATGCTTTCCCAGGCACTGTCGTTGTTGTCACTGGTGCATCAAACAACAGTTATAACGGTACTTTCACGGTGGTTAGCGCGACCAACACGACCTTCTCGGTACAGGTTTTGGCAAACCCAGGAACTCTTACGGGGAATGCTACAGCATCGCTGGATAACAGCAATGGTGTCACCCTTAGCGGTAGCACCATCTCTGGTGTCAACTTCGTTGCAATCAACAATGCTAGTTCGTTCCTATACCCAGGACTTGCTTTGTCAAACAGCAACACTGCGACTGGCATCCTGTCGCCTGGACAGAACTACTGGATCCAGAGTGTTTCTACCAGTGGTGTCTACCTTAACGCCAATGTCAACAACAGTGGAACCCTGACCACGAGCGGTAAAGCTCTCGTTTACCCACTCTATGACATCACCAACACTAGTGCTAACAGTGTTTTGTCTATGAACGGCCTTGCTTTTGATGCCACTACGCCACCCTCTGGTTGGCCAACTCTCCCCGCTTCAGGTAGCTCATGGGTACAATACACCCACAACTTCAACAATGATGTTGTAGATGTCGAGTCGTTGATCCAGCAGAGTAGACCAATCGGTGTGAACACCTTGACCCACCAAGCTAGCTACCAGCCATTGTCGATCGCTTTGAGAATCGTGTTGGCACCTGGATATAGCCTTACAACCGTTCAATCGAACATTACCAACCAGCTCAACCAGTACTTCTCTGGATTTAATTTCCTTGCGATCCTGTCCTTTGCTAGCTTGCAATCACAGATCCTCGGCGTATCTGGTGTTGCCAATGCCAAGGTTACTGGCGTAAGCATCGTTGCGCTTGATGGCACAACGATAAGCACATACACGAACGACTTCGTGCTGGGTAGCAACCAGCTGCCAGTTCTTAGCAACATCAAGTACACAGTCGTAGGAACGAGTACGTTCTAATGTCAGGCAATATGTTCTCGATCTCGCCCAACTCTACGCTGGCGAGCAAGGTTGCTAACTTCCCAGAGGATGTTTATAACTTTAACGAGGGCGACAACCTTACTAACTTGATGACCATCCTGCTGGGTAACAGCGGTACTGGCCAGCTCAAGAACATTCAGACCGTTGCACGTCTTGGGCAAGAGATCATTGAGTACAGCAACCTAGACAACATCCTGGGTCAGATCTTCAACATCCAGCGTACATCATCTGAGATTTACAGTTTTTCTACGAACCCCTTCATTGATCAGCTTCAGCAAACTCAGTGGCAAGAGATCGTTCGCAAAGACGCTAGCTACCGAGAGCGTCTCCTTGGTGCTGCCGAAGCTTTCCAGAATGGTGCTACCCTTTGGGCAATTGTCACTCTATGCGAAGCACTGTCTGGTCTTAAGTTCTATGTAACTGAAAGCTGGAGAACACCTAACTTAGGTAGACAAGCGATCAATCCTGGCCAAGAGGTTGTGCTCATTCCCATTAGCGACGGTATATACTTCAATTGGGATCAGAGCAAGGCACAGCAAATCCTCAACGTTATCAACAACGTCGTAGCTTCGAATTTTGTAATCAGTTTTAGTGCAGTAAGAAACACTTTGACGCCAGTTCCTTTGAGCGCAGCAACAGTATCCGGATCTGAACCTGCAGGATACTCGGAGTATTTCTACCTTCAGCCCACTGTTACTGCCAATGGTATCTACACGCCAGCCAACATCCCACCAGGTGCAGGAACTCGTTACTGGCTAGTCAACAACCAGAAGACACCGGCACCTTATTTCTCTCACCTCCAAACACAGGAAGCGGTTATCGACTTGACTGGGAATATTTCTAGCGTTACCTGTACAGATACTAACGGCGATGGAGCACCTAGCAATAGCGTTGCCCAGCCCACACTACAAGTTACTGCGACTCTTTACGGTGCACAATAATGTCTATCATTCCTAACAACATCGACCCATTACAGGAATATGTTTCTGGTGGCATTTACCCACCACTAACTGTAGATGGCCTTGTCTACAACAAGGTGTATGCACAGACCGGTGTTATCGACGTACTGTCTAATACTCAGAAGACTGGTTACACAGACCCAAGCACCAATGTAATTAACGGCAACAACAACAGCATCGTGTTCGGACAGAACCAGGAAACGTCTTGGATCTCGAGTGCTCAATTCGGTGGCCCTGGAAGCATCTCTGTTGTGCTTACCTACAACTTCAACACCACTTCTTACTATAACTACGTTAGCCTTGACGTCCTTAACGTTCCATGCTTCGTAGAGCTGGGCTACATTATCAACGGTAATTGGAATGCCCTCCCAGGTGCATCTACGTTTGTGATCAATGGTGGCAACAACATCTACACACAATCTGACTTCTTGCTTCTGCAGTATCAAGCACCATCAACGCAGGGAAGCCCCAATCTATCTGTTCGCATTACGAGAAACCAAAACGTTCAATCGATCAGCAATGGCATCCCAACCAACATCGCTTATTCAGTCGGTGTACAGAACGTGACTGTACGACTGCAAGTTCTGCAATCCTCCGATGTCCCATCAGGCGTTTTAAAAAATGCGAGTGGCATCATTACCCAGAATCGACTGGGATTTATTGAGAACTACTCTTACCAGAATTACCCTGTAAGCAATGCTTTCAATACGGGCACCAATTACTGGAAGAGTGCGCCACAACCGACTGCCGACTCTGTTGTTTACTTCTATGCAAAGATCAACGACACTACGGCGACATCGATCAACCGCCTCTACATTGATCCGCTTTACAGTACAAGCCGTTTCAATATTTACTTTACAACCAACACAACTTCTGGTGGCCTTATTGATCCAGATACGTTTACCTGGACGCCAATCCAAAGAGACTTCATACTTAGGAAGGGTCTCTACGATCTACCAACTGTAAGCGCCACATATCTTAAGTTCGAGTTCGTACAACTTGTGCCAGAAGCGTACGACTTGCCAATTGATTCCGTAACGAGAACCATCAACGTGTTCCCAGCTGACGTGGAAGACTACTACTACCAGCTAGAGAGCATGATCCTAGACGGGGATTCTACGCAATATTCTTACATTGGCAACAACATCAACCCTCAGACAGCAACGACAACCAGCCTTAACGCTTCCACGCTGTTCGGTCTTTCGTCCAACACAGTTGCCAATGCTAACACCTGGCCGAGCCTTTCAGCTTTGAATGCTTCTCAGTATGGCAACTCAACAACAGTCGCTCTCAATACGAACTCATATATCATTGACCCAACAATGAGCTACAAGACCATTGACAACAATGGTAATTACAACGGTGTCGCTTACAATCAGTTCCTTCAGCGTCGATTCCCCAACGCAAGAACGCACGCATACACGCAGATCACACTCGAGCAGAACTGGCATGAAGCTTACTTCACCGGTATTCAGTATCTGACTGCCTTCTACGAGCAACAATACGACGACATTCGCAGTACGCCAACGAACCTTTACGCTACGAATGGCACTACGTCTGGATTCAATTCTCAAAATGTCAACTACGTAGGTCTTCAACCAGACGATATCGCAACTACGAGCTGGTACCCAACCATCGATTCATTCAAGAGCTTCAACATTGGCGCTATAACAAGCGACTGGAACAGTTTCTTGAGCGATAGCCAGGTCTTGATGAATAGCTCATCTGTCCTGCAGAATACTTACAACTGTACAGCGAGCGCGGTAGGTAATTTCGGCAATAGCACTATCGTGTCAGTACAACAACTTACACATGGTACGCCTTACAACATTAGATCTGGCAGCTACCAGACCTCAACCAATGAGATTTCTTACACCGACGCCAACTTCCTTACCCTAACAAGCTGGTCAGGTCTTGGTGGCACAACCATCACTGGAACACTTGTCTCATGGGCATCTGGCACCAACAATGGCACGGCAAGTGGACTAAGCGTAAGCGGTGGTACGTACTCTGCTGCCTATAACTTCACAATCCCTGGTGTAGTCGCTAGCGGTACAACTCCATGGGAAGTCCAGCTTGCTGTTCCTGCTTATGGTGTAGTGGGTCTTGGTTCTTACGTGCCATCTATCTCCGGTAACTCCGGAGCAATCAACTACTACTTCTACACTGGTGTACAGGTATCCGGTACTGCTGCTGGAATTTCAAATGTTAATGGTTCCATTAGCGGTAGCACGAGATTTGTTAACCCAACTACTGGTGCAGCAATCTCTGGGACCACGGTAACAGGAACAACTGCAAACTTCGTAAGTGGAACTAGCAGCAACCTAGGCTATGTAACCAGCACAAACTACACGACTAGTGGGTATCCATCTAACACAATCCAGTTCGTCGTTAGCGGTAGTGGTACTGGAGCATATGACCTTTACCAACTCGGTGTTTTCCCAACTCCAACGACTCAATGGGTGTCTCCGCAGGACCGTAAGTACATGCGTGTATCGGGTGTTGCGAGAATCTTCCTGCCATTTACTGACCTGGGTACATACAGAATTAGCTTATTTGCTACTAGCAGTACTGGTGTTCTCACTGAGCTGGTATACAAGCAATTTAACCCAGGGTACATTCCCCTCAACACATGGTTCGATGTAGAGCTCGAGACGTTTACCGGAGACAACTACACGCAGTTCTACGTAGAAGTCCAGCAGGTTAACGGAACTATCAACGAGGTGTTCTACGTAGCAATGCTTTCGCCGTTCTACCACCCAGTACGTTTTGAGTACACGACGATAAGTGGATCTACGTACCCGAATAACTACCAGTTCATCACTGGTCCTATCGGTAACTCAGATTACTTTGTAAGTACCATCTCTGGTTTACCAGCAAGTGGTATCCAGCTGAGAATGACTTCGCTTGATCCGAATATCTTCATATCAGGAGTCAGTGTCGTACCTTACTACAAGCAGTCTCCATACTATGCCGAACTGAATATTGACTACATCGGTGTAAGTAAAACCAACGAGGTTAGTGTACGCAGAGCAGTAGAGAATAAGCCGTACTTCCAGAACAACACAGGTATTTACCCATCACGTTTTGGTATTCCTACTGTAGTTGGACCAAACGTTGGGTACGTCGTCGGTTGAACTTTTCTATCAGTCATGATATGATTGGTGCATGAGTTCAGAAAAAGTTATATATGTACAGAGAAGTGAAGTTCTCAATGGAGTACTAAGATATAGCAGTTTGGACCCAGAAGTCAAGAAATTATTTTCACTAGATTCCTACGGTACTCTTCGGGATCGTGACAAGATCAGCTTTTTTGATGACTTGATCAGGTATAACGGTTACGAACTTGAGTTTGAAAACGACGAAGCCAAAGAACGGTACTACTCCCTCTTGGCATGCAGTAAGGAACCTTTTGAAGTAAACAGTCCTTTCTTGGATGACCACAAACTCTTTCCCTTCCAGCATGTTGGTTTGAACTACGTCTGGGAACAGATTCATTCAGATAAGCCACGAGTCCTTGTCCAGTGGGACACAGGTGCTGGCAAGACCCTCCTCAGCTGCTTGACCAGTCAGAAGCTTTTCGACAACGGTGACATTGACATGGTCCTTGTCTTCTGTAAGAAGATCAAGCAGTACGACTGGGAGCAAGAGTACAAGCGGATGACTCACCTGACCGTCGATCGTGTCGGTGAGAAGATGACCCGTGCCAAGAGGCACGCCTTCTATGAGCAGAACAAGTCGCAGGTGCTCGTATTGAACTACGAGAAGGTCCGCGATGGGTCAATGAAGAAAGTCAAGGGTCAGCGTCGTCGTGTCAAGTCATATGACCGCACCGATCTAGAGCAGATCCTGGAGATGGTCAAGGATAAGCGTGTTCTTATCGTCATCGACGAATCTCAGAAGATCAACACTGGTACCAGCCTGCTGAGCGATGGTTTCTATAAGCTCATCAACGAGTCAGCGACCCACTCACGAGTGCTGGCATTGACCGCTACACCATACACCACCAGCCCATTGAACATCCGCAACATCATGGCCGTGGTTGCCCCTGGTATCCCTGACGTAAGCGACATGAACCGTGACAAGTTCAAGGCAATGTACGGCAAAGACTTCGGTTACTTCAACAACGGCTTTGTCCAGGAAGTATACGTGAAGGAATGGGATCGTACGAAGCTCCCCATCCTTGGTAAGAAGCACGAGGACTGGACGCACATCGCTATGAAGAGCGACCCCAGCATCGCTGCTCAGTTCCCTGAGAGTATGCCCAAGCGTCTGGTGTACGAGCTCTCTGACATCGACCGTGAAATCTACGATTGGGCTGAGGAACGTGCTCGTGAGAAGTACAACCCAGACAACCCTGTAGCCAACTGGTCTTACATCGACATGCTTCGGATGATCTGTAACTCTACCGAAGGGCTCAAGAACAGTGACAGCCGCTTCGCCAAGGAGATTGTCGCAGAGTTTGGCTCAGACATCAGTATTGCCAACAGCTCGAAGTACCAGCTGATCGAAGGCAACCTCGAATCGTACATCGAAAACGGTGACAAGTCTGTACTGTTTACCTTCTGGACGCACGGCACCCTGTTCCCCTACCTAGAAGCCTTGCGTGCGAAGTTCTCAGATGTACCAATCCTGCCTATCTGGGGTGTTGGCATGAGCAGTGATGAAGTAACCAAGAACATCAAGACATTCAACGAAACCAAGGGGCCAGCCATCCTGATTACCAGTGACGTTGGCCAGGAAGGATTGAACCTGTATGCGCCATACCTCTGGAATATTGAAATTCCAAGGACTTATGCGGAATATAAACAAAGAGCTAACCGAATTAACCGAGCTGACTCGAAATCAAAGGGGATTAATCACACTTGGATCTACCGCCCAGTTGCGAGCAATACAATCGAAGAGCGAGTTGATAGTAAAGTTCTGCGAAGAAGAGCTGAGGCAGAATCTATCCGTGGAGTAGTGGACGAGCTTGGCGACATGGAAGACACAATCGATCTAACCCCTAAGGGTTTCCTGTTTAAATAAACGAAAGGATTTAAAAAGGGTTAGAACTTGGTCCTAGGTATTGAAGAGATTCATTCTCAGAATCCTTCCCGTAGGGCCTGGTCTTCCTCGGGGGTTGCAGTCGACGTTCTGTTACGACTCCCCCCGAGGCCCTTCGGTAAATATTATGGAAAAAACAACCATTGACTATACGTGGCAAAGGCATTCACTCTGTGCCACAATGGATTTAAAGCTCTTCTACCCTCCACAAGGTAAAAGATATTCCACGGAAGCAGCAGCAGCCTGCGCATCGTGCCCAGTCAAGCAAGAGTGCATTGATCATGCGCTGAAGTATGAAGAGTATGGCTACTGGTCTGGCACCACACCCAAAGAACGGGAAGCAATGCGCAAGGAGCTGGGTGTTGAACTGGTCGATATCTCCTACGAGTCTAGCTTAGTTCTTGCAGAAGAGGTCCGCAAGCACGAAGAATTTACCAACAGCCTAAAAATTAAAGGCCGTGGAAGAAAGCCAAAAAGCTTGCTTTTGCAAGACACCAATGATACGATCATCTCGGAGAACGAATAATGTATTCTGAGATCACAGTGTTAACTGCCACAATTCCAGAGCGTATCGACATGCTCAAGGAATGCATCGAGTCAGTAGCCAACCAGACACTTAAGCCTGTGACGCACAACATCATCGTTGATGTTAACAAGCGGGGCAATCACTTTACATACAATGACTTGCTAAGCACCGTCAAGACTAAATGGTTGTGCTTCCTAGATGACGATGATGTGTTCTACCCGGACCACCTTGAGAAGCTAGTAAAGAATTCTGAAGGCTACGACATCGTATTTGCTAACGCAGATGTCAATGACCCACTCAATATCATCCGCTACAACGACAACAACTTCGATCCCAAGCAGCTTGCTGTTGAATCAGTTGTTCCGATTACAGCGTTAGTAAAGACTGCTGCAGTACTAGACGTTGGTGGGTTTGAGCCAGTGCAGAGCTGTGACTATAAGCTATGGCGCAGCCTCTATTTTGCTGGATACAAGTTCAACAAGATCAATGATGTCACGTGGCGCTACCGTTTTCACGACACAAATTTTTCGCGTAAAGGTATTACGTGGAACTAACTTATAGTGTATAATCTTAGAAAGAACAAAGGATAAAAATGGCAACGCAAAAGCTTAGAGTTTTAGCATGGGGTGACTACGCATGTAGCACCGGTTTTGGTACAGTCATGCGCAACATCATGAGCGAGCTCAACAGTACTAACAAGTATGAGATCGACGTTATTGGTGTTAACTACGATGGTGGCCCCTACGACACTAAGAAGTGGCCAGGTACTCTCTGGCCTGCTATCAGTGCTCTTCGCACGCAAGGCCCATACGGTGATGTGTTCGGTCGTCAGGTTTTCCTTGACATGCTCTCGCAGCGTGACTACGACATCGTGTTCATCATCCAGGACACCTTCATCGTTTTGCCTATTGCTCAGCAGATCCTGGAGATCCAGCGCACAAAGCCTAAGACGTTCTCTACCATCTACTACTACCCGTTTGACTGTGGTCCCCGTGAAGAGTGGGTAACCCAGTGCGTAGCAGCCATGGACTTCCCCGTTGCTTACACTGAGTATGCCAAGGAAGAGTCTCGCAAGTTTGTTGGCCGCTTTGCTGACAAGATTGACGTTGTGTATCACGGTACGAACACCAAGGACTTCTATCCACTCACACCTACGCAGAAGATCGAAGCACGCAATACGATCTTCCCAGAGGTAATTCGTGACAAGTTCATCGTCACCAACGTGAACCGTAACCAGGGCCGTAAGGACATCTCTCGTAGCCTCATGATCATGAAGGAACTGGTTAACCGTGGCGTAGATGATGTCTTCCTTTACATGCACATGCAGGAAACAGACTTCGGTGGCAGCATCATCCAGATGGCTACCGCCATGGGACTTGACCCTAACCGTCACTTCACCATTCCAGACCCACGCCAGTTCGGTGCACACAGTGGATTCCCCATTGAATTCCTCAACGGTATCTACAACGCTAGTGACGCCTACCTCACCACTACACACGGTGAAGGCTGGGGCTTGAGCATCACCGAAGCAATGGCTACCAAGCTTCCTGTTATCGGACCACGTAACACGAGTCTCCCTGAGATCCTTGGCGAGAACAGCGAGCGTGGTTGGTTGGTCAACAGTGGCCACACTCCATCGCACTGGATCATCAAGGACAACGACAACGAGCGTATGCGTCCCTTGATGAGCGTTGAGGAAGCAGCAGATGCTATCCTTTACGTGAAGAACAATCCAGCAGAAGCGCAGGAGAAGGTCGAGCTTGCGTACGACTGGATTCAGGAGCACACATGGAAGCATGTCTGCAAGCAATGGCTTGGCATTTTTGATAAAGCTGTTGCCAAGACAAAGGCAGCCAACTTATCGTGGAAGGAAACAAAGTGAGATCACAAGTACTTCTAATTGTTCCCACTCGCAGTCGACCAGAAAAGTCACTGGAGTTTTACGAAGCGTTCCGTGAGAACTCGAGCATCACAGACTTACTGTTTGCACTGGATGATGACGATGTTGAGTACCCGCAGATCGAGGGTGCTCAGTATGAAATCAATCCACGCATGGGTATGAATGGTACTCTAAACTATGTAGCGAACAAGTACGCTGAAGAATATGACTACCTCGCATTCATGGGGGATGACCACCGCATCCGCACAAAGGATTGGGATAAGGATCTCGTAGCATCAATCACCGGTTTTGAGAATGGTGTTGCGTATGGCAACGACCTTCTTCAGGGTAGCAACTTGCCCACTGCAGTTCTTATGGACGCTCACATTGTTCGTAAGTTAGGGTACATGGCACCACCTAAGCAACGCCACCTTTACCTGGATGACTTTTGGAAGGAACTTGGCAACGCTCTAGGCACCTTGAGATACAGTCCTGGCGTAATCATTGAGCACCTGCACTTCACCAACGGTAAGGCAGACAGCGACGCTCTGTACCAAGAGGTTAATGCACCAGAACTTTATAACAAAGATCGTGAAGCATACAACGAATATCTTGCCAATGATTTCAATTCTGATTTAGAAAAGTTAAAGAGCTAACATGATTAAAAGATTGCGTGAAAAATACTCTGATGAAGAACTATCGCGTATTTATAGTACGCCACATCAGTCGTGGAAAGACACAGATCACAACATACGCGTAGAAAGAACGATCGAATTCATTGACAAGAACTTTGATAGCATTAAAAATGCAGCAGACTTATCAGCAGGTGATGCTCGTATTATCAACTCTATCAAGATCGAAGGCGATAAATATATTGGTGATTTCGCACCAGGCTATGATCTGACAGGGCCGATTGAAAAAACTTTATTGGAGATACCAAAAGTAGATCTGTTCATCAATTCAGAAACCCTAGAACACATGGATGATCCTCAGGATGTTCTCAATAGAATTAGAGAGAAAACCGATCACCTTGTTCTTTCCACTCCTGTCGGCAAGTTCAACGATACGAACCCTGAACACTACTGGGCATGGGATTATGAGGGCATTGAAGAACTGCTTAACAAGGCTGGTTTCACTGTATTCGATAGCGACGTAGTTTATCTCGCTGATCAATTCGTTTATGACTTTCAACTAGTGGCTTGCAGATAGCATGACAGTGCGCATGGTTGATAAGTACCCAGGATCAAAAGCCTGGCAGTACAATTTCGATGCCCCAGAAGGATACTGGCCAGCAAACTGCAACGTATATGTTGGAGATGGTAAGCCAGCTATCGTAGTTACCTGTAGGAACCTATCTATTGGCGACGACTATCAGCCAGTATGGGGAGAGCAAGGTGTTATTAGAACTAGAAGTTACTTTGCTTTTGTCGATGATGAGTTCAACCCAATCAGTGAATGGAAAGAGCTGGATCAGCCAAACGTAGATGTTCACTTCCCAGCTGTTCGTGGAGCTGAAGACCCACGTCTTTACTACCGTGATGGCAAGTGGATGTGGGCTGGAACAATCCGTGAACACCACCCCAGTGGAGATCCAAGAGTCTGTGTCGGCACCGTTGATGATGGTATGCTATACATTGTTGATGGTAATGGATGGGTGAAGAACCAGATGCCGACCACGGTTGACAATCCTGAGTTCATTGATTCAGATACACCACGTACACCTCACTTGCATGGTGGTGGCGTGTTCCCATATGGTGATGGATACATTGGCATTTGTAAGGGCCACATGAATGCAACGTGGCCACATCGCACATACTTGAGCCAGTTTGCATTGTTCGATGCTGCAGGGAACATCACACACTTAACAGAGAAGTTCACAATGACTGAGTGCCCGATTGAAGTCGCAACCGGTTTGACATTGTATAAGGATGAATTGATTATTGGCTTTGGGTTAATGGACCGAGAAGCCTGGCTGGCAAAGGTTCCTCTGGGACCTGTATTGGATAGTATGGTAGAACTATGAACATTTTGATAACTGGACACAAGGGATTCGTCGGTAGATACTTCTGCAAGAAGTACGGAAGCGACCACGACATCACTGGCATTGACATCGTTGATGGTAACGATGCTAGAGAATTCTTCAGGATTAACAATCAACACTACGATTTGGTAATCCACTTGGCAGCTGTTGTTGGCGGACGCATGACTATCGAAGGCGCACCGTTGTCAGTAGCTGTAGACCTTGCTATCGATGCTGAAATGTTTCAGTGGGCATTGCGTACAAAGCCAGGGCGCATCGTGTACTTCTCTAGCTCCGCTGCGTATCCCATTGAGTTGCAGACAAGAGACTCGGGCATCAAGCTTCGTGAAGATGCTATTGACATCAACAACTTGAAGATGCCTGATCTTACGTACGGTTGGAGCAAACTGACTGGCGAATACCAGGCTCAGTTCGTGCAAGCAGAAGGTATTAAGATCAACGTCTTTAGGCCGTTCAGTGGTTATGGTGCTGATCAAGATCTTGCTTACCCTTTCCCATCGTTCATCAAGCGTGGGAAAGAGCTGCAAAACCCGTTTGAGATCTGGGGTGATGGCACACAGGTTAGAGATTTTATCCACATCACAGACATTGTAGACGCGGTAGATGAAGCGATTAGACAAGACGTGCAAGGCCCAGTAAACTTGGGCTGGGGTAGGTCAACTTCATTCAACGAGCTGGCTACAATGGTTGCTGATGCTGCAGGATATTCTCCAGAGATCAAGCACCTGGAAGCTGCTCCAACTGGCGTGATGTATAGAGTGTGTGATCCCGCTAAGATGTTGTCGTTTTATCAACCCAAGATCACACTCGAACAAGGGATTGAGGAGGCGTTACAGTATGACATTTGAAGAATGGCTTGATTATGGAGTGAAGCATGGGTACTGCACCGAGCAGTTCTGCGACACTCACGATGGCCCACCGATGCACGAAACCGAAGAAGACGCTTGGGACCGTGGTGGCGATCCCTGCATGCACATGGTGAGACTCGGGTCTTACGATGACTGGAACACAGGAGAAGAAGAATGACAATTCTATGTGTGCTGGTATTCCCAGCAATCGCAATCGCAACGGTAGGATACTTTGTCTACCGTTGGAACAAAGGCGTGAGGGCAGGGATCTTCCAGAAGGTCAAGTTCCCTAAGCGCAAGAAATAATCCGAACGAAGCAAATACCGTAGATGCAGCAAGGGGCCTGGGTATGCCCCCTAACAACTACCCACAACTGGTAGTGGCTCAACTTGGTAGAGCGGTTGGTTTGGGTCCAACAGGTTGGGGGTTCAAATCCCTCCTACCAGACGCATTAGCCCTTGTAGCTCAGAGGAAGAGCATCTGTTTTGTAATCAGAGGGTCGGGGGTTCAAATCCCTCCGGGGGCACTATGACATTAAATCAAGCAGCGAAGATTATGCTGGAGTTGTGCAACATCCCAGCTACACCAAAGTTGATTGCAGCGTTTAGCAATTACTCGTCTAACAGTATGTACATCAAAGGCGTATTGAAGCAGGCAGCGCCACAGGCGAGCAGTATGAGTAACCCTGCGTATCAGCAGGCGATGGAAGTTTTGCGTTCCAACGGAATTGATGTTAATATCTTTGATACCAACTAAGTAGGAGTAAGTATGCATCACGAAACCTGGTGGAGTATCCTCACCGATCCCAACCACCTCATTGCTGAAAGCATTGTGGGGTTAGTAGAAGAGCTCATCGTCTTTGGACTGGGTTATTACTTCGGTCGCAACAAGATCTGGAAGAAGATCCACAAGCAGTTCGATGAGGAACACAACATCGAGCACTAAGATTGGCCCCAGTAGCTCAGTGGACAGAGCTGAACGTTTCTACCGTTTAGGCCGGGGGTTCGAATCCCTCCTGGGGTACCAAGGATGATTAGCTCAATTGGCAGAGCAGGACCTTTACACGGTCAAGGTTGGGGGTTCGAGTCCATCATCATCCACTGCAGTACACTAGTAAGGAGAAACCATGGGTTATTACTCAAAAGAATTTGCAAAGAATAGTTTGAAGATCGCATCAGGGTTTGCCATGATGAGCATGGCTAAGACAATGAAGGAGCATAATAGAGAAATGCTAGAGAACCCACAGCCAAGACCAACAGCAGGATCAGTACGTAGCTATGACTTTGGTATCTATGAAGGTACTGTTGTACGAGTCATCGGTGTGCTATCATCTCTGATGGAAGTCATTCTAAAGAATGACATTGAAGTAGACCCATACACAATGAAAGAAGCTCAGGAGATCGTTAGCGGTTTCCAGGAGCTGATGGACATGAAGAAAGTAGACAAATAATGGAAATCAAGTTAAGCGTAAGCATCGGAGCAACTCTCCAAGTCAAGAACGACAAGGGTGAGTGGGACTGGATCAAGCCAGAGGTCGGCTGTGAAGTTAAGCTAGTCGACGGTGAGATCAAGGCAGAGACTCTGCCAGTTCAGTTCGCTGCCATGTGGGATGACGTAGTAGGACCACAGTTCGCCAACGTAGTAACGGAGCTGATCGAAGGATCGGTGCCAAAGCCTGAAGTTGAAGCTGAAGTTGCCGAAGAAGTCGTTGACGAAGCAGAAACCAGCGAAGAGTTCATTGAAAAGCTCACGTCTATCATGGACGAGAAGCCCAACACTGATGAGGATGACTACTACTGATGAGTGCATTCAATGACTTCGATGTATTTGTAGAGGAGCACATGATTGCCCCAGAAGAGTTGGGTGAGGCTTTCGCTGCATGGTTGAACTTGCAGACAGGCTGGGATGGAAAGTCTGAGAAAGTAGAGTAATGACGGTTATTGCTGCAGCATTGACGATGAGTCATGGCATTGTAATCGTCGGTGACTCTGAATTGTCTACACCATTTACACGTGACAACGACGGATACAGCAAGGTGTGGGTCGATGAGGAAAACGAAGGCTACATTTTCGGTGGAGCTGGCAACCTCAGAGAGCTGCAGATCATCAAGTACCACGTTGCTTGGCCCTACTACCGTGACATCTATCCTGTAGAAGAGTTCGTTGTCAAAGAAGTGGTTCCCAGGATGCGCGAAGCATTGGTCGATAACGGGATTAAGTTAGAAGAATATGAGAGCTCATTCATCATGGCATGGGATGAAAACCTAGTGGTTATCGATGAAGACTTTGGCGTTACTATTCCATTCAGTGTGCGTTACGCCATTGGCTCTGGTCAAAGCGAAGCTCTTGGTGCTCTTGGCAATGAGGGTGGATGGACTAGAGAAGGTGTCATCGAAGCAGCGCATCGTGCCACTGTTACAGCAATCGGTGTCGGCGGTCCTTTGTACGCAGTTGACACCAGAGACTTGCAAGTAGTGCAAGTATGAATTTGTATTTGACATTCCCCTCGGGGACTGCTAACTTTTATATAACAACCAGTAAGGAGACAAACAATGAAGCAGAATTACATTATGCCCCCCAAGAAAGTACCCGTTACTACTCCACTCCAGGAAGTAACGGAACCTACGTTTGGGGAAACTACTAAGGCTCCAACACGAGCTGACATTCGTCGTACCTCTTCCAACGAAGAAGGCATGATCATTGCAGTGGAAGCGTTCGGTGCACTCAACGAAGTGCTGTACGCAACTGACATCAGCAATGTAGTGCCTCTCGCTCCTGAGGAGATCGACGTTCTTGCTACCGAATTGGTAGCTGTACGTAACGCCAAGGACATCGTCGAAGGTCGTGAGGCTGCTCTCAAGAAGTATGCCACCGACCTCATCAACCTGAAGATCGAGATGAACGGCGAAGACCCAATCTCAAGCAGTGGCTACCTTGTTAGCCCCGAGAATGGCGTTAAGCTTTCCAAGGAAGTCTCTGGTGGTAAGCTCACCGTTGATGTCGATGTACTCGAGACCATTCTGGACGAGGAACAGTTCCACTCTGTTACCAACCTTATCCACAACTACCGCACCATCACCTACCCTGATGGCAAGACTGTAGAAGAGACTACCGTTACACGTGAGCTGAACGAGGAAGCACTAGAGAAGCAGCTCAAGCTCGGTAACATTGGCATGGAGCAGATCGTCAAGGCAACTACTCCAGGTAAGGTACGTTCAGCCTTCTATGTCAGAAGCCTCTAGCAAGAGACCTGTAATACGTGATGACCTTGCTATATACACGCAAGGTATGGCTGCAGCGTTCTTTGACCTTACACCTGAAGCGTTCCGGTTCAAGGAGCGTTATTACAAGCATGTGTTTGAGCCTCAAAGAACTGCTGCAGGCACACGTATATATAGCTTAAATGACATTCTAAAGATTGCCCACACTCTGAGAAAAGACAACAAGATGACTGACCGCCAGCTGCGGTTAATAGTCTTGAGGGTGGATGCCTTTAAGGAACCTGTTAAGAAACACCGCAAGAAATATCGTAAAGGCAACATACCTGATGAAAAAAAGCACACTCCTTTTAATTGACGGTCACAACATCTTCATCCGTAGCTTTAGTGGTCTTATGCGCCACGGTCTTAGCGCACCCAATGGAGAAGGTACCTGGGGAGCATACGGTGCGTACAACGTACTAACCAGTATGATCCGCAAGTATGACCCAAGCCACGTACTCATCGCATTCGATAAGGGCCGGAGCACCAAGCGTCTAGCCATTGATCCAGAGTACAAGGCCAACCGTCACAAGCCAAGCGACAAGCCACGCAACCCGACAGACGAGGCGTTCTCTACGGAGTTCAAGCCACAGCTCGGTACGTTTATGAACCTCTGTCTTAAGAGTGGAGTACCGTTCATGAGTCTGGACGGTGTGGAGGCCGATGACATCATCGCCACTGCTGCACTTAAGCACCAGACTGTATTCGATAAGATCGTTATCGTCAGTGCTGACCACGACCTTCACCAGTTGATCCGTCCTAACATCATCGTTGTCAAGCCAAGCATCAGCTACCGTGACATCGAAGCTGAAATCTATGACATGGAGTCAGTCAAGAATGAGTGGGGTGTAGAGCCATCTAGGCTATCTGAGATCTGGGCACTCATGGGTGACAAGGGTGACAACATCAAGGGCATCCAGGGTGTTGGCCCTAAGAAGGCCACCAAGCTTATTGCAGACCATGGAGATCTCGAGTCGGTGCTTAACCTGGATGACGAGAAGATCAAGAACAACATTGATGTAGTTCGTAAGGCCAAGTCATTGATCGAGCTGGGCATCGATGAGACGCTACCATTCCCACCACTCGGTGACCTGCAGTTCCACCCAGTTGAACATGGTTCAGCCAACGCAGGAGCTCTCGAAGAGTTGTTCGTGAACCTGGGCTTTACTCAGATCCGAAGCAAGTGGTTCCACCGTAACCTGTGGGCTGAGACGAGAGGGTTTGGCAGAAGCCTACTGTAATGGCAAGCTGGATCGTTAACCCATCACTGGATATGCCAGAAGTGCTCGAGCAATACGGACGCTTCCTGGAAAATGACTACCGCATGGTCATTGAATCGATGCGTGTGCCTAACTCTTTTGATGAATACTCCGAGCAAACAGGCAGAAGGTTTATCATCGTTGGTGGCAAGGAACGTCCAGGGCTCATCGCTAAGAGCGTTTTCCTTTGCCTTAAGCTAGCTGGGCCGGAGAGCATTGCTGTCTACACACCGTATCTGGATGAGATGTTCCTTGTACAGAACGTGCTCGAGAACTATGGTGAAGGCGTGCGCTCTAAGCAGTTCGCTAGCCATCATGACTTCCTAAGCATCAGCCCAGAATGGCGTGATGAGATTGACAATGCCACCGACATCATTGTGTATGGTGATGACAATGCCATCAGCCTCTGGAGAGACTACGAGACTGTAGATCGACACGTGTGGGAGCATGGCTATACCTTTAGCTTTGGCATCGTAGACGCCAAGACGTTGACTCGGTCTATGGTTAACGAGGTGTGCTTCGACTTCTTCTGTTTCTACGGTGAGGGAAGGCTGGCACCTAAGTTCTACTTCGTGATCGGCAACTACTCAGAGAAGCTCGTCGAGATGTTCGCCATGAATATGATTGTCAACTTCGGTTTCATCATCAACGAATACAGAGCGAAGCTGCCATTGACGCGCAGGAGCGACCTTACTCGTGAGATGTTGAACGCACCGTACTCTGCAAAATATGTACGCGTAGACGATTTGAATTCTGACACTATGTTTGATAGTCTGTACGGAGACGTTCGTTTGGTTTTCGTTGACAACGTCAGTGAGATTGAAGAGTTCGTAGAGAAGTGGGCCGACAACATCGGAACAGTCGCAATTGACTGGGATGATGACGAGGACATTATCAACGTGCTTGAAGAGTATATGGTGCCTCGCATCTGTCACATTGGTGACATGCAGTTCCCAGATTTCTTCGAGCAGTACGATGGTCTTGACGATTTCAGCGTATATGTCAGCGATGGCTTCGAAGGTCTTAACTAGATAAGTAAGGAGAAAGAAATGAAAGAATTGCAAGAGCTCCGTAAGAAGCTTTACGATCAATGGGAAATGGTCCGAGAACTTGGTGGTGAATGGAACGCTGGCTATGAGCAAGCACTCCGCTTTGCCATCTCTGCTGTCTACGATCAGATCCGCTTGCTCGAGCGAGCTCAGCAGAAGCCTCAGCACCACGATCAGCCAAGGAAGAAAGACTACGGCAACTGGGAAATCCGGAAGGACTACAAGTAATGTCATCTCTTGATTTCTCATCTAAGATCGAAAGACGTAAGAAGATCGAAGATCGTATGAATAGCCTATCTGAGTCGAGACTCATGGCAGTGTCACTGTTCATCGTCCTCGTGCTGGCATTCGTCGTGATCGTTCCGGTATCAATCGTGGCTTTGCCATTCATGCTTGCATGGGATACCACAAAGGCTCTGTTGGAAGTGCTCAAGAAGAAGAAGGCAAAAGAGGAGAACCCTTTCCTCGTTGACTTCAACAGTCTTGACAACGTAACAATGGATTTAAAAAACTGGTTTAACATAGGGAATGATTAATGGAAAAGAAGTTGGCACAATCAGGTGATATGGTCTTCGAAAGAAACCTTGCTATCATCGCAGGCAGACGCCAGGAAGTACAGATCTTCAGTGATGGATTCGTTTACAAGGGCTACATGTGTGGCCTGGACGAACAGTGGATCCAGCTGTACGGTCACGAAGAGAACGATCAGAATGACTACGATGCTCAATGGAGATTCCTGTTGATTAACAGGATCAACATCTCGGCTATTGGTCCTAACGGTAAGAACCTGACCGACCTTGACGACGAGACTCGTGAGTGGGTGAGCAAGAAGATTCAGATCTTCTCAGATGTTTGTGATAAGTTTGGTTCAGTAAGAGGAGTAAAGAACCATGACGGAAAAGAAAAGTTTTGATGGTAATCCAGCGAACTATGATGACGATAGCTACGATGAAGTCGTTGAGGTCAAAGTCATTGAGAGCAAGGAAGAACTGGTAGCAAGCATCGATCTGGTTAACGCCAGTCCTCGCGACCTACTGCTGTACTTCTCTGATCGTTTCAAAGAGAAGCACGGCTATACCTACAATATTGAGTGGGTGAAAGAAACATCCATCTTCAAGAGCTTCAAAGAACGTTACGGTGTTGACGCTGGTCCGATGATCGCCTTGCTGTTTGACAAGCACGGTGGTAAGCTGAACGACCTGGTGATGACCGCAACAGCATTCAGTAAGGGTAGCAAGTGGATACAAGACACTTTGTACATTGAGCTACAGCAACAAAAACTCAAAGAACAAAACCGCAATAGTACGGAAGGATTGATGAATACAGATGACTTCATTGAACGATTCGCTTTTTGATTGGGAGAAGGATTACGTAAACCTCAAGTACGAGTTCCTTGAAGACGAGGAGGTTGACTACCTTGAGCAGAAGTATCCCCAGTTCGAGAAGTTCGCTAAGCAAGGTTGCCCTACGTGTCTCGACAACACGTGCGGTGACTGCAAGTATCAGCTTCAGTTGTACAAGCACTACTCACGTGCAGGCATTGGCCTGAACTACCAGCGTCTCAGCTGGGAAGATTTCCAGGGTGACGAGAAGGCTTTGGCGTTGGCTAGGATCTACCTTGGCCAGCACAAGGAGTTCGTCAAGGGTGGTATGGGTATCCTCTACCATGGCACCTGGGGTACTGGTAAGACACTGCTCACTAGCCTTATCGCTAAGGAGCTTGTCAAGCTGGGCTACAGTGTCTACTTTGCTACGTTCACCCAGATGGTTGACGAGTTCACCCGTGGTTGGGGTAGCAACGATGACAAGGCACGCTTCGAGAGCAAGGTCGTTAAGAGCGACGTGTTCTTCCTGGACGACATTGGTAAGGAGTTCCGCACCAAGAACAACCTGAGTGAAGCAACGTTTGACCACGTCATGCGTCAGCGTGCACTGGACAACCGTCCAACGTTCATCACTACCAACATGGGCATTGATGAGTTGATGGAAGGCTACGGTGGTGCTATATTCTCTCTCCTGAAGGAGCGGGTGATCGAGCACAACATGACTGGCATCGACTATCGTGAGTACGCACGCAACCGTACGCTTGACGAAATTAAGTATGGAACAGTAAGGAAGATCCTGTAATGGACATTGAAAAGAGTTTGGTTCGGCACTTTGCCAACCTCGATAGCTTTAACGAAATTTGGAACAAGGGGATCCGCAGCGAGCACTTCTTCGATGATGGTGTGCGTGAGCTGTTTGACTACAGCCTTGACTACTACATCCGTAGCGAGTTCAAGAGCACGGTAGACCAAGACTTCCTGGAGACCAAGTTCGCTGACTACTTCGTACGTAACGAGTGGCCAGAGGAAGAGTACCTGGTAGGCGTTCTCATTGAAGAAATGATGACTAAGTACCGCAAGGCTACAACTCAAAGCGTCCTATTGAAGGCAGCAACAGCGTTGGAGTCAGACCCTGAGTCTGGCATTGCACTGGCATTGAATAGCTTGTCCAAGATCCAAAACGACACTAGTACTCGTGAGCGTCTTGAGGTCTACGGTGAGGGCTATGACCGCCGTGTCAACAACTACCTTGAGGAAGTCGCCAACCCTACCCGTGACAAGAAGGGTATCTACCTGGGCTGGGATGAACTGAACGATCACATGTACGGGATCCAGAAGGGTGAGCTTGCGGTTGTCGTGGGTATCCCAAACGTAGGTAAGTCGTGGGTGGGCTCAGTCATCGCTCTTGAGGCAGCACGTCGCAAGAACAAGGTCTACTTTGCATCGCTGGAGCTCCGTAAGGAACTGACACTGATGCGTCTGGACTGCTTGGCTAGTGGTGTACCCTACAGCCGTTACGAGCGTGGGCAGCTTACTCCCAATGAGCTTCGTCGTCTCAAGGAAGCACGTGAAGAGATCATGGAGTTTGGTGAGTACCTGATGATCGACTCGCCAGCACGTAAGAACGAGCGTAGCGTCTTGGAGCTGTACTCCAAGGCTAAGCACTGGGGTGCTGACATGGTCGTGGGTGACCAGTTGTCATGGGTTACCACCGAGAAGTCGTACGGTAGCTCGAGCAACGTGCAGTCCCTGCAGATGGCAGAAGTCATCACCGACATTGCCAGTACCAACCGTGAGATGGGTATGGCATCCGTGTGGCTCGCACAGTTTAACCGTGAAGCTATGAAGAACAAGAAGGGTCGAGGTGGCCTAGGCAACATTGGTCTCTCCTCACAGATCGAACAGATCGTGGACATGGCCATTGGTATCGGTGCTACCCGAGAGATGAAGCAGCAGGAAGCTCTCGTCATGGACATCATGAAGTCTCGTCGTAGTGACCTTAAGTCCTGGATGATGGGCTTCGAGCTCAAGGACCGCACTAGCTTAAAGGTTGTCCGTGAGTACGAGGATGCTACAGAGTGACACGTAAGCAGTTGTACGAGAAGCATCAGCCTATCTTCCAGAATCAAGGGCGTAAGGGCAACGTTAACTACTGTGTAGGTTGCAAGGGCCCAAACAACACCCTGATCCAGAAGTGGCCGTGCGATGTCATTAGGGCATTAGATGCGTAAGAATGAAAGAGGTTTCTGGGAGTGCAGACTACCCATCAACCCAATGAAACACCCAAGTAAGCTACATGAACAGGCATTAAACGACCTCAGCCCAAGGGATCGTGAGCTCATAGAGAACATTAAGGACGATTTGAAATGGCTAAAGGACAACTAAAAGAGATCTTCGCAGGTCTCGATGCCAGAGTGGTTCTACAGGACATCCTGGGTGTAGGCGAGATCATGGAGAATGGCGACGAGTACATTCACTCATGCCCACTACCGTTTGGTGTTCACCGCAATGGTGACCGTAACCCCAGCGCAAGCTTGAACAAAGAAACCCTTCTGTTCAACTGCTTCGGTTGCGGGGGTGGCAGTGTTATCTGGCTGGTGCAGAACGTACTCAACGTCGATCGTGACGAGGCCATAGCCATCCTGAAGAATGAGGTGGTGGAGCTCAAGGTCGTAGCGATCGAGGACTTCATCAAGCGTCTGGAGGGTGTCTTCGCTGCCAACCCTTGCGACCGTAATGAGATCCCCCACTACAGTGACAACATCATCAAGCGTTGGGAAGGTCCTTGCGACTATTTAACTACCAGAGGCGTCTCAGTTGACGTACAACGGGAGATGCGCACGGGGATAGAGATGGGTAGGCTAGAGATGGCTAAGACCCTCACAGGCGAACGTAGCGTCGCTGTTGACCGTGTAGTTATACCCCACTTCATGAACGGTAGGCTAGTTGGATGGGTAGCTCGCAAGGTCGAGGATGTCCAGGGAGTACCCAAGTACCGCAACTCTAAGGGATTCCCACGGGGAGCCTGGTTATTTAACCTAGATAACGCCCGTCAATACGATGAGGTCTACGTAGTCGAGAGCCCCATGAGCGTCCTGGTCATGAAGTCCAGGGGCATCAAGAACGTGGTGGCTACCTTCGGTGCTAAGGTCGATAAGCAGCAGCTCAACCTTCTGCGTAGGTTCAACAAGGTCAACGTGTTCATGGACGGGGATGCCCCTGGTCGTATGGCCACAGACCACATCCTTGAGGAGTTACAAAACTATACCAAAATTGGTATAATTTTGACACCTGACGATGAAGATCCTGCTACTATGGAGATCATCCCCACACCAACAAGTTCGTTTGAGTACCAGTTAAAACACCGTTTGACTTGTGTTAGTTAAGCTGGTACTCTTATGAGTGCAGTAAACAAAAACCAACAGCCCTAGGGCTTCTAAAAGAAAGATACCAAAATGGCATTGCAAAAAGGCATGGCTGCCGTAAAGGCCAGCATTGAACGGTCACAGAAGGGCTCAGGCCCCAAGACCTACACCGAAACCAACTGGTTCTATTGGACCGCAGGAGAGACGAAGGCTCTACGCTTCCTCACGGACAGCAACGACATCTTCGTAGTTCCAGTCCACGAGAACGTACCCACCCACGATGGCAAGAAGAAGACCTTCGTCTGCCGCAGTGTGTTCGACGCCTCATGCGAGCTGTGCGCTCGTGCCAAGGGCGAGCCAGGTGCGTACCGTCGTGACGTTGGTTACGGTGTCGCCGTACTTCGTGAAGAAGTGCGTGAAGACGGTAAGCTCACCGGCTACCGCGACGTTACTACCACGTACGAAGACACTGTCGACGGCAAGGTAGTTACCAAGAAGAAGCCATACGTGGGCATTGTCTCGCAGGGTATGCGCAACTTCTGGAACCAGATCGCTGTCATCAGCGAGAAGTACGGTAGCCTCCGTGATCGAGAGATCGAAATCCTGCGCAACGGTCAGGGAACTGACACCACGTACATGGCATTTCCTCTCGACAAGAAGGAGATCGAGAACATCGACACCCGCTACGCAAAGTTCCTTCCAGATATCGAGGCTTTCCTCAACCGTATCGGCAGCCAGGAGTACTACGATGCTCAGCTGCACGGAATCGTCAAGGAGAAGGAAGTGAAGTCACCCTCCTCCTCTGCTTCCTTCGCTGAAGACGATGACGAGTACGGCGAGGAAGAGTTCGTCGGTATCTCGGAAGAGACTACTGCTGACCGTCTACGCCGGAAGATGGCTGGGCAGTAGTCCCCTGTAGAGTGAGCCAGTGGAGTTGGTTGGTAATGTTTCCCTTCCTTTCTGTTACCGAATCAGCTCCACTGGTCACTCTACCTAACCAACAAGAAAGAACACAATGACATTGAATGCACTAGAAGACAAGGTAATCATTAAGGTTGCCAAGGTCGAGGAGACCACCGAGAGTGGTTTCTATCTTCCAGAAACTGCAACAGCTATGCCAGACCAAGGCACTGTTGTAGCAGTGGGACCAGGCTGGACTGCTAGCAATGGAACCGTAATCCCAACTGGAATTAGTGTTGGCGATGTGGTATTGTTCAACCGCAGGGCTGCTCAGAAGATCACGGTAGACGACGAAGAGTATCTCGTCTTCCTGTCTGAACACATCCTCGGCATCTTTACCGAGTAGCGTTGCAAGACCTGGGTACGTCATTAAACTACCCAACTAACAAGTAAGGATTACCATGACAGATAAACTTGTCCACCTCCACGTTCACACCGAACACTCATTCCTGGATGGACTTCAGACAGTAGACCAGCTCGTAGATCGAGTGGTATCTCTCGACCAAGAAGCTGTAGCTATCACTGACCACGGTGAGTGCAGCGGTCACCTTCGCCTTCAGCATGCAGCTGACAAGGCTGGCATCAAGCCTATCTTCGGTATGGAAGGATACTTCACCGACAACCGGTTCGATAAGACTGGTAAGAAGGGTGAGAACTACGACCACATGACCATCGTGGCTATGAATGCCAAAGGTCTGGAGAACCTGTGGTCTCTGTCGAGTCTAGCTTATATCGAGGGTAGCTACTACGGCAACCCACGCTTTGACTGGGAACTCCTGGAGCGTTACAACGAGGGCCTGATCGTTACTGGTGGCTGCATGGGTGGCTGCATTGGTAAGCACCTCAAGGATGATGGTATCTACCAGCGTGCTGTAGAACGTATCAGCCGTTACCAAGCCATCTTCGGTGATCGTTTCCACCTTGAGCTGCACACTTACCTTGACCCTGAGAGCAACGAGTGGAACATGCGAGTGGCCGAAGCAGCCATTGACTACAGCGTTCCTCTGCTTGCTGTCAGCGACGCACACTACGCTGAGCCTGACCACTGGTTTGCTCACGAGCTCATGACTGCTGTGCAGATGGGCAAGACTGTTGACGACCCCACACGATTCAGCTACGGTCCTAACCAGCTGTGCATCTTCTCAGAGGAGGAGACACGTAGTCGTCTAAGTTATTTGCCTGAGTCACTCGTTGACCAGGCGATCAATCGCACCAACGAGATTGCACAGATGTGTGATGCCCGTGTACCTGGTGCACGCAAGATGCCTGTGTTCTACAACACTGCAGCGATGGACGAGCGCAAGCTCCGTGAAACTGTAGAAGAAGGCTTCAAGCGAAAGATCGAAGGCCACGTAACTGAAGAGATGCTCCCTGTCTACCGTGAGCGTATCGAATATGAAATGGATGTCATTGTAACCCGTGGGTTCCCGGGGTACTTTCTAACCGTACAAGACATTATTAACTGGAGTAAAAATGAAAACTTTTTGGTTGGTCCTAGCCGTGGTTCAGTCGGCGGAAGCCTTCTTGCTTATGTTATGGACATCACGGAAGTCGATCCGATCCCTTCTGGCCTTATCTTTGAGCGCTTTCTTAACCCTGAGCGCGTCTCTATGCCTGATATTGACATTGACATGCCAAAACTTGAGCGTGGAATGGTGCGCGACTATCTGGAGCGTAAGTATGGCCGCAACAATATTGCTTCTATCGGCACTCTCAACACGTTAGGCGCACGCCAGGCTATCCGAGACCTATGTCGTGGCATGGGCATCAGCAAAGACGATGCAGCAACCATGTCTGACATCATCGATGACGACTGGAACATCAAGAACCGTGGTGCAGACTGGGCTACCGTCTACAAGCAGTACCGTTCTGAGTACGCTCCATGGGTTACCAAGTACCCACAGCTCTTCGAGACACTGCCTGAGGTAGTCAACCACATCCGCCACGCCAGTGCACACGCTGCAGGCATTGTGATCAGCAAGGAACCACTCGTTGGTGCTATGCCATTGCGCTACAGCCAGGTGAACGATGATATCCGTACGCAGTTTGACATGGGCGACATCGATGAGCTGGGCTTTGTCAAGATCGACTTGCTCGGTCTACGTACGTTGAGTACACTCATGGCTGCATTGGATCTAATCAAGGAGAACAACGGTGGCACCCTACCTTTTGACCATTTCTATGAATGGAACAACAACTGGTCAAAGTATTACGACGACGCTGGTGTCTGGGACTCAATTGGCACCGGTCACAATATTGGATGCTTCCAGATCGAGACAGGTTCCCTTAGAAGTTTGGTTAAGCGATTCCTCCCTCGTAACATCGAAGACCTCTGCACAATGATCGCTATCTATCGTCCGGGTATTACCCGAGCGGTGGATGCAGAAACTGGCTTGAACCTCCTCGAGATGTACATGCAGAAGCGAGAAGGCAAGCGCAGGGTAACCTACAAGCACCCTAAGCTAGAAAAGATGCTGGGTGTCTCGTACGGTAGTTTCGTGTACCAGGAGCAGATCATGGAGACCTGCGTCGAGCTCGCTGGGTATACCATCGTAGAGACTGACCGTGTGCGTAAGGCAGTGGCCAAGTCTAACTACGAAGACATGGTGGAAGAAGCTGAGATCTTCGTGCGCAAGTGCGTGGAGAACGGCGTAGACAAGGAAGTCGCCAAGTCGATCTTCGATGACATGCGTGCCTTTGGTATGTATGGATTCAACAAGTCTCACGGTTATGGCTACTCCATGCTGACCTACTGGACTGCCTGGACCAAGCACCACTACCCGCGTGAGTACATGACTGCGCTGTTCCGTACCAACCCCAAGGACAATGTGGTCTACACCCGTGAGGCTCGTCGCATGGGCATCGAGGTGCTGGGACCTGACATCAACGAGAGCGGTGGCAACTTCACCCTTACCAAGTCAGGCAGCATCCGCTATGGCTTGAATAGTGTCAAGTACATCTCTGGCTCTGCCCAGGAGCTACAGAAGCTGGGTCCATTCTCAAGCATGGAAGACTTCGCAACGCGTGTCCCATCGAAGAAGGTGAACAAGCGTGCTGTCATTGCCATGATCAAGTGCGGTGTGTTCGACAGCATCTGTGGAGACGCTCGGACAGCTCTGCGCCAGTACCTCGAATACCGTAAGGAGAAGAACCTTGATAATCCTTGTAGCCCTGATTGCCCTCATTGCATTGGACATCTCACTACATTTGATTGCTACGCAGATCTGCAAGAGAATGTCATGGCTCGCGGACAAAACGAGCATGAGCTACTGGGGACTATGGTTAGTGTCGATCCTCTTGCTGATTATCTGGGCATCATAGAAGAAGAGCACAATTTCCCTGGAGAGAAGAAGATGTTCCAGGGAGAGAAGGCTATGATCGGTGGGATGATCTCCCAAGTCAAGGAGCTGGTCACCAAGAAGGGCAAGAACCCTGGGGCGGAGATGTGCCAGGTGTGGATCGAGCTGCCCATTGACAACCTTGACGATGAGCTCATGCTTGACGAAGATGTAGAATCAACCAAGGATGACAACGTCCAGGTGGTAGCATTCCCTGATACGTATAAGCGTATCAAGGAAGATATCCAGGTGGGTACCCCCGTCCTGGTAGAGGTGCAGAAGCTCCGTGATGGATTAAGTCTTCGCAGCATCTTCCGTCTTGACAAAATCAAAGAAGCCTGCTAGTGTCGTCATCAGTAGGAAAGGAGTGCGAATGGCTCGTAATAAAAATATGAAAAAGTGGCAGTGCCCAAAGTGCAAGGGAGAAGTAGAAGCTCTTGCTAGCGCAGTGACACACCGTTGTCCGAGCAATAAGAATGCATTCACAGCATACGAACTCATCGAGGAGGGTGAGTAATGGAAAAAGAATTTGAATACCAGCAGCTAGAAAACACCAGTGCGATGTTGTATGCGCACGCCGATGGAAAGTGCATGGGAGAAGTCTGCACTTTTCACAAGCGTACGGACCACAGTATGCGACGCTTCCCACAGCTCTGGAGAGGTGATCGCAAGATCATGGAGCGCATCTGCCCTCACAACATCGGTCACCCAGACCCAGATGAGTATAAGATCGTCGAAGGGATTGACGACGGCACCCACGCATGTGATGGTTGCTGCATCCCATTCTCAGATGTCGAGCCCGAGTACTACAAGGATAAGACGGAAGAGTAGTCGTGCAAATCACTATTGATATTGATCCAAGAACGTATGCGAACATGATGCGAGAGGCTCAATACTACAGAATTTCTGATGTAGAAGAATTTATCGAGTACAAACTAGAGGAGCTGTATGGCTAGAGCCGATGCAATTGATAAGCTAATCGCTGATCTAAACAAGTTCACCCCTGAGGGATCAACCAAGCCACTGGTACTACGTGGTAACAACATCGAGAAGGTGAATGCCATCCCATGCTTCACACCCGCACTAGCTTATTTGCTAGGCATTGGTGGTTGGCCTGAGGGTAAGCTCATCGAGTTCTTCGGTAAGGAGCACTCGGGTAAGACTTCGTTCGCCATCATGGCACTGAAGGACTGCTACGACTACTACAAGGGCGAGAAGATGGTGGCCATCATCGACCTCGAGCACCGCTTTAACCCTGAGTGGGCAGAGAAGCTTGGCCTGAAGATCGATGAGAACCTTATCGTTGTACAGCCACCAGACGCTGAGACTGGCACTGACATGATGGTTGCACTCATCAAGAGCAAGGAGATCGGTGCGATCGTCTGGGACTCAGTTGGTGCAGCAGCTACCAAGCACAGCATGCAGCAGCTCACAGACAAGAACGACAAGATGGGTGGCAACGCTGCAGTGATGAAGCGTAACGTCCAGACCGTTGCTCCGTTGGCCAACCTCTATGGTGTTACTTGCTTCTACCTGAACCAGCTCCGTGCTGACATGGATGGATACAACCGTCCTATGACCCCAGGTGGCCACGCAGTTAAGCACGCTATGAGTGTGCGTATCTACCTACGCCCAGGAAGTGACAAGTACTTTGACAAGATCAATGGCGAGAACACTCAGGTTGGCAATCCTATCGTTGTTAAGACGGTAAAGAATTCCTATGGCCCTCCCTTCCGTGAGGGTTGGACTGACTTCTACAGTCAGCCATGTGCATTCCTGGATCACCCAGGCATTGACACACGTAGAGACCTCGCACGTATGGGTATCCTTTTGGGGGTAGCTAATCGTGCAGGAGCTTGGTTCACCTGGCGTGACATCAAGGCACAAGGCCGTGACTCGTTCTTTGAGCAGATCTGGAACAGCGGCAAGGCAGAAGAGTTCGAGGCAGAGATTATCGATGCCATTAAGAAGGGATCAGGAATTACAGAGGTCGAAGGCGATGAGTTCTTTGGCCGACCACTAACAGCAGACACAGACGATCTGCACGATCCAGAAGTTTAGTTATGACAATCGCATACCCGTATGAAAACAACCAAAGCTATGAAAACGACATAGCTGAAGAATATAGAAACAAGGAGCAATAATGCAAGTTGGAGACACAGTAGTATCCGTAACGTCAGTTGGCACTATCGTTGGTGTTGCAAGTTCAGGCAACCCAGTCGTTGAATGGGCTGGAACCTACACAGAATTTGAAGAATTGGCACCAGAAGATCTCATTATTGTAGAGCTTCCTAAGCCTACTGATGAGCTCGACCCATCGAAGGACACCGAATGAGTGAAGAAGAATACGAAGGCGTAACGCTCTACGTTGATGCTGAAGGCTGGCCAGATAACCTAGCCGGTCTCGTCATCAGCGAGCAGAAGGTTTACATGGAGAACGGAAAGGTTAAGATCATCGGTGACCCAATCTGGAAGCTGGGATCTGATGGCTGATTACGTACCAAAGAAAGCCAAGTGCAAGAACTGTCTGAGAAAATTTGGTAACGACAGGGATATTCTCCTCGGTGCTGATGGTACCTGGGTGCACACTTTCAATGATGGATTGCATTACCCTGAGCGTTGTAACCTCTGGGAGAGCTGGAAAGCAGAACCAATAGATGAGTGAGTTTGAAAAGGTGATCGCTGAGATTACAGCCCTGCACGATAAGAAGCAGTCAGACTATGGTAGACCAGAAGAGGGTGACCCCTTTGCCAACGTTCGTGCCAGCGAAGACTTCGGTATTCCTGGCTGGCTTGGTGCTGTCATCCGTGCCAACGACAAGGTACGACGCATTCAGAAGTTCGCACGTGGTGGCACCATGGTCAATGAGTCAGTAGAAGATTCACTAATGGACGCTGCAGTGTATTTTATTATTGCACTGTGCTTGTTTAGGGAGAATGATGGCAGAGCAACTCCGACTGTTTGATCCAGCTGATTACCTTGACATGGATGGTCAATGGTGTATCGAGTTAGATCTTGACGATGAAGAATTGGAACTTCTACAAAACTCTGCTACCATTGAAGGTGTTGATTTAAATACTTACATCATCGATGCCATCAAGGCATCTATTAAGTCAGAAGAGAGTAAGAATGCAAACGTTTCTGCCGTACGCGAATTTCAGCCAGACAGCGAAGGTTCTAGACCGTCAACGCTTGGGTAAGCAACGGGTTGAGACCCTACAGATTATGAAGGCTCTCAACGACCCTACATATGGTTGGCAGAACCACCCAGCTGTACAGATGTGGCGTGGTCACCGTGGTGCCTTGATGATGTACCAGCGTGCAATCTGCCAAGAGTGGGTATCACGTGGCTACAAGGACACATGCCTCGACAAGACCGAAGTAATGGTTGAGAACGTACCGCAGCAAGAATGGCAGAGCCCAGCATGGCTCGGTAGCTATGCACTGCACGAAAGTCACCGCAGCAATTTGATCCGCAAGTTCCCAGAATACTACAATCAATACTGGGACACAGATGATGACCTGCCATATGTTTGGCCAACGGAGGAGCTGGTATGAGCAAGAGATGCAGAGACTGTAACCAGCTGATCGAACTGAACGACAACAGCGATTACTTCCACTTGCCACCTATGGTTGAGGAATGTGATGCCATGTTCCCATTCCCTCTGGAAGATGCAGAGACCACAGAAGACATCGTGAAGTTCTATGAGAACATTACGCTCGAGCAACTGAACGATCAAGCCAACCAGACTCGCTATGGTGTCAAGGCGGTAGAGCGTGAGTATGCTTTGAAGTCTCAGCAGTTTCGTTCGGAAGAATTACTGCTCGAAAAGATCTACGAGAGTCTGTGCAGGGCGAAGCCAGAAGATGGTGAATGGAACGAATGTCTTGACGCTCTGTGGGACATCATAGAAGAGCACAACGAAAACAACCAGTGGAGATTGCGTAAGTGAACAGTCCATATAACATCTGGGCTATAAAGTATGATGGCAGACGTATGCATGTGGAGTATGCTACACGATTGCCACGTAAGTTAAAGAAGATTGCTAAAATAATTTTTGAAGCAACAGGAGATGAACATGACAATTTTGTTGTTGTTAGTCCTAATTTTCATACTATTACGGAAGGAATAACATGGGGCTTTTCCAACAAAAGTTCAGCCAGCGACAAGAGCGAGAGCTTGAAGAACAGTGGCCTCTTGCCAAGCGAACAGTAGGCTCCGGCAACAAGTGGGAGAAGGGTGACCTCTCCACACAAGAGCAGCACATGATCGAGTTCGTCATCGAAGCGAAGTCTACGCAGGCTGCATCGTTTAGCATCACCAAGAAGATCTGGGATACCATCAAGGGTCACGCTCAGGATCGTAGCTGGCTAGCTAGACCTATCCTAGCAATCAGACTGTACGGTGCAACTGAGCAGCCATCCACATGGGGTGGTACGACCTCCCATACACCAGATACTCTGCCAGTTGAACTTGATCTAATCTGTATGGACAAGGATGACTTCCTTGAGCTATACTACGACTACATACGTTTAAAGGAAAAAGAAAATGAGTAGCTTTCTCGAGCGTACGCTAGCTGCGTACCAGAATGACGAACCGATCACGCGTTACATCGAAGAAGCTTTGATGATGGGTGACGTGTTCCCTGAGGAGTACCCTGTCAAGGTATTCAACAAGGAACGTAAATTTGATAACATGTATCACCCTTCTTCAGACGTAACGGCAGGGGAATTGCGCCTTTATTATAAATTCCACCCTGAAGAAAGGCTAAAATGTCAAGAAGAAAGAATCACTCCAACCCTCGCTATGACTTTCCAAGTTGGTTCGGTTTTTCACTCGGTGCTTCAGAATCTGCTTATACACCTGGGATTTACCACGTTGGACAAGGTAGAGGTGAAGTTCCGCAACGAGGAACGGATGATTGCTGGGGCCGTAGATGTGCTGGAGCTTGTAACGCCTGATGGAGATAAGTTTCTTGTAGACATCAAGAGCACCAACCAGCTTCCCAAAGAAGCGAGTGAGCAATATGCCATGCAACTCAGAGTGTACCAGGACAACTGCCCTGATGCACCTGACCGCATGGCTTTGCTATTTATCCAGAAGGCTTACCCGCACAAGATCAAAACGATTGAAGTAAAGAAAGATCAAGATGCGTTGGATAAACTATACGACAAGTGGGACCGTGTTCGAGTGGCCATCAGAAAGTCTGATCCATCTGGACTACAGTCCTGTTGCAACGGCCCTACAGATGAAATTTTTCTTAGCTGCCCTGCACGGAAAATCTGTCACCTTTGGAATGCATGATCATGGGGAAGAAACTAGACAGAGTGACCAGTCACCTCAGGATCTTGATGATCGAGGCGATGCAGAAGAGCTACAATAGAGGCAGTGATTACGATCACGGCTACGCTCAGGGTATGTTTGAAGCCATGCGCATCATGGACGACGAACGCATGGGGCGTGGTAAAGTCTGGAAGCTTCCAACAAGAAAGAATGAGGAACTAAGATGAAAAGCAACTTGTGGCCACCAGTCTTGTGCATGCTATCAATCATTTCAGTGCTGTTAGTGATTAATGCTACATACCCTTGGGAACTGGCGTTTGTATTTGTTCCTATCATTTGTCTGATTGCATTCTATAAATGGCTGGATGACCATAACCTCTAGCTTGAAAGTATGGTTGTAAATGTTAGTTGCAATTCTATCGACGTTGCTTTTTATTGTGTCGATTTCTAATCTTAGGCGGGGTCGATGACCAACCCTAACAAGGCCAAGGGTAGCAAATGGGAGCTTGACGTTGCTAAGTACTTCAACGAGCGTGGCTTTGCAGAAGTGGAACGTCGCTACGGTGCAGGAGCTACTCTGGACAAGGGTGACATCAACGGTGTCAAGGATACTGTTGTAGAGGCTAAGAACTGGAAGAAGATCGAGCTGTCCACTATCATGGATGAGGCCCTGGTCGAGCAAAAGAATGCCAAGAAGAAGTTCGGTATCAGTGTGATCAAGCGTCGTAACCGCAACGTGAAAGAAGCATACGTAGTAATGACTCTGGAGCAATGGGTTGATCTCTATTCTGCCTATGTGCAGAATAATTCGTAGTAAACCATGTATTCTCTATTTAACCGATAGATTATATCATATTTAAGGAACAGGAAAGAAATGAGCTTTAGTAAGGGAATCAACCGTGGACTCGAGGGCTTGACTGAGCCAGAACTTGGTGTAGGCCACGACGATAAGTTCGGTGAGCTGCATGAGTTCGCTGTACGAGCCTTCACATGGAAGACTAAGCCAGAAGATCTGGCTATGCTCGATACAATCGAACGTGTTGTCGATGAATTCATGAGAGAATATATTGACCCTGCTGAAGTAATTATCGCACGGTTCAATACAGATAAGAGTATGAACGACGATGAGGCAGATAGGTTATTCCTGAACCTCCAGAGTGCTATCACCGCTATTGAGGAAGAAGTAACGCGCAGATACTTGAAAGCGCAATATTCTTATTATATGCTAGATGACAAGTACTGGAACGCTTGGCGCAAACCAACCGGGGGTACCCAAAAAGACCTGGAAGCAGTTGCCAAGATGGAAACTCGCGAAGACAGGCAGTTTTATTTTGTACAATACGCCGCCTGGAGAATGATCAATGACAAGGTGCAGAGCCTAAAAGCTACGCAACGATACATTCAACAGCAGATATATCGAAGAAGTTAACAAATGACCGAACCGGCCCCAAAGCGCAAGAGCCGTAAGCAAGAAGTAATCCAGGGGAAGATCACCTGGCAAGTGCTCGAGCGACTCTTGAATCACTATTGGGAATGGTACGAGATCTATTTAACTAGCGGTAACCCAGATCTGAAGCTAAACAACGGCGTTACTGTCAACATCTACGATATCCTGAAAGGAATAGACCGCCTTCCTCCTCGTCAGAAACAAGCGGTGGTACTGTCATGTCTAGAGAACCGCAAGGAAGTGGAAGTAGCGAGGATCATGGGCTTCACGAAGTGGTCATCTCAGGTCGGGATGTACAAGCGCAAGGCGCTGAAGACCTTGTGCGAGACCGTGTGGAAGTCGGAGAACGACTAAGCCCACAGGAAGTATTCGACAATCTTGAGGCCGAATACTCCGATAAGTTACCCAAGAACTGGGACGAACTCAACTACAGTCAGAAGCTTGAGTGGTTTGCCCACCGTATGTTGCTGGATCACCGCGATACTATCCGTATTGAACAAGGCAACGAAGCAGCTAGAGACACGGGATTCCTCAGTGACTACCAGCTGGAGAGAAGACGACGTAGAGAAGTGCACTCTAAGCTAGATAGCTGGGATGAAGTGCCACCCCGACAGGGTATCTTCAGTAGAACCTACGTCGATAAGAATACCCTATTGACAGGAAGAAAGGCCGAAGATGGACCGCCGAACCCGGGAGTTTAAAGACCTAGCTAAACTAACTCCTACCACACAGGAGTTGCTCAGTGAAGAGATCGACGGTGAGCTGTACCTCTATAGCTCATCACCCAATTGCAAGATCTGTTCCACCAGCGATGAGCTGAAGAACATCATCGACTCATTGCTTCTGTTCCCCAAGACATACCGTGAAGTCCTCCAGGCGATTGAGCCCATCCAGGATAAGCTAGGTATCGAGGGCAAGGAACGCATCAACTACGAGAATATCCGCAACCACCAGAAGAAGCACTTGCCGTTTGAGAAGCGTCTGGTCCGTGAGATTGTAGAGAAGCGAGCTAGAGAAAAGAACCGCAGCATCCTAGACGCTGGTGATCGACTGCTTACTGCCGAAGCTTTCTATGAAATCATTGTGGCCAAGGGCTTTGAAGGCATTGCCTTGGGCTATGACAAGCCTACCCTTACCCAGACCATGCACGCTATGGACATGCTTAGCAAGCTGGAGAAGGAAGGACAGGATGATTACCGTCCGGAAGAGTTGGTTAACCAGCTTGACATGATCCTTATGGCTATCCGCGAGGTGCTACCCGACAGCATGAAGGAAGCATTGTTTAATCGTATCGAAGAATACCAGAATGGTACGAGCAAGAAGGCTAAAAAGCCTAGGGCTATCGAGCTGGAAGCTGAATACATCGACGAAGACCTCGAAGACGACCTATAAATTCCCTTAGTTTTATGTAAAAGCTACAGTAAATCGCAATAGTTACTGTAGCTAGCAGAGGTATATATGAGCAGAAAACCACAGCCTTGGCGTAGAGAAGAGTTAACAGAGACCGCTCAACCCCAGGAACATTTCAAGGTTAAGTCATATCCAGACGCCATTGGTTGGAACGGTGACCCAGCCCACCCAGATCCACGTATCCGTGAGCGCATGATTGCTATTGACCCTCTTGTAGAAGCCGTGAAGAAGATGCTCGGTGCGTGGGACAGACAAGGTAGCCCCAGTGCTGCCAACATTCCTGTTAGTGATGAAGATTACCACGGTAACCCAATGATTCTGGGAACCCGAAACTTTGTATTGAAGTGGCGTGGTAGAGGTAGCAAGGCTGGTAGTAGCCACTCGCTGGAATGCCAGAAGTGTGGCAATCTTATGGATGTCAGACAAGCAGAGATTGTTGATGACCCCATGTCACCCACCGGAACCAACTACCAGCACAAGCAGTTCGCCCTCGGCGGTTGCGTAGAGAACCTGGACAGAACACCATACGGTCCTTCGAGAAGAGCACTTGACCAATGATCGAAGACCAGGAAGAAATCCTCAAGTCTGGGGAAGATTATCGAAAGAAGCGCGAGGATCTAACCAATAGCTTGGCTCAGGTGAAGAACATCACCGATCAAGCTTCAGAACCAGAGCGTAAGGCAGACCTTGCTGCACGTCTTCGTAGACTATCTAGCTCCAGCCTTTTCGGTTTGTACGACAACCTTGCTAAGAACGCCCGTTCCGTTGTCAAGCTCGGTACGGAAGCCTTCCCTAAGCTAACCATGACACGGAATGCTCAGAACAGAACAGTTCAGATTAGCAACTCTCCTAATTTTTCATCTGCTTTGAACGAACACCTTCAAGCGTTGATCAACATCGCCCAGACCCATGACAAGCAAATCCTCCCTGGCGGTGGAACAATTACCCCTTGCTTCTCCACACGAGCAAGCGGTGAAACGATTACGAACTTCCTTAAGAAGAAGAAGCCGAACCAGACTATGGAAGACACTGACATCCCGGACTTTGGTGACCCAGATGTTAAGATCAACCACTGTGATGGTAAGGAGTGCTCCGACTGCACTGACTGTTCTAGCCACCAGCATGAACTGGCCAATGCTATCAAGGGTATTTTCAATGGAACCGATGGCATGCGTCAGCTCCACATGAAGAACCTCATCACCGTACTTGGTAGCTGGGCTGCCCACCAGGACAGCAAGGGTGGCGACGTCGCTACACAGGATGACCCCAAGTTCAACAAATGCCGCCTGGACCACGACATTTTTGGTACAACGTTAAGAGTGATTGGCAATAAGCTACGCAAAAGCTACGAGAAAGACTACAAGGATTCGTTCAAGCTCGGCGGCGGTAGACACAGGGACTTCTTCCCTGGCGTAGGCAACGATACGAGGCAATACTAATGGAACTGCTTAAGCTATTTAAACGAGAAGCATCTACATTCGCAGCTGAACCTATCGATGCATCAATGATCCCTGATCACAAGGATTGCAACTGCTTTGACGTACTGCTTGGTCCAGAAGGCCAGGAAGTCAAGTCAAGCATGGAGCGTGGTGGCATCCAAGAGCGTCGTAAGGGTCACCGCAAGGTTATGAAGGCAATCCTTGGTCTCATGAGCAGAGGCGAGAATGGTGATAACGATGCCATCAACCTGCTTGGTCAGATGAAGCGCACCACCCCTGTCACTGGTAACCCTGGCCAAGAGGTGGAGCGTCACATCCTTTCACACGTTGACGGTGCTGGCCTTACGCACAGAGACTTTGGCATTGAGGACAGAGAGCTCGGCCAAGATTACATCCGTGGTCGTGAGACTGCCATGGGTGCAATGAACGACATTGTTGGCAATCCAGCTGACTACCGTCCAACTGAGAATTACCCAGAAAGCCACTGCGGCACATGCCAGCAGTACCTCACCTCGCTTAAGGGTCAGGCGCACAAGTTCTATTCTGAAATGACGAATAAGAACCAATCAATCCCTGAGGCAGACAGAGAGTTTGCTAACCTAGGTGTTAGAGGCATCTTCTCCCGCATGATGGACTCATGGACTAGAAAGAAGCCAGTAGTTCTTCCTGTTGCACCTGAGCACTTTGAAGAAGGAAACAAGATTCTTTCTGCTTGGAACAAGCACAGCGAAAGAGATCACGGCACTGGACTCGATCCATACGCATACCTAAAGAATACGCCAGTCATTTCTGACGAGACCGCTACACGTTTTGATAACCTGTATCGTGGCTTCGAAGGGTTGACTCCAGGTTGGGAATCTACCAGACGCCCCGATGTTCCACCAAAGCAGATGGGCGGAGAAATTCGACAGAAGCTAGAGACTGAATTCCCATTTGAGGAACTTGCAGATCGTTATGTACGCGAGCCTGTTACTCCACAAGAAAGACAAAAGGCCGAGGGCATTGCTAGCCAGATGAAGGAGCAGGGTCTGCTTGAAGACTACGTCCTTCCAAATACGACAGATAATACTAGCCTACCTCAGCGTATCGTTGAGTCTCCTAATGTTACTGGTTTTGGCAAGGGCCACAACTACACGCTTGAGCGCAAGACTGTAGATAACCAACTTACCTATAACCCTGATAGATGGAATGCAGATTACGAGGGCACACTCACACGTCCACGCTATAACTGGATGTCGCTGCCAAAGGAATATGACACCGATCGACCAGAGATTATTGCTCAGTGGGAGAACCACCTGCAACTCGGACCAGGGCCTATCAACTGTGTCCACGAGAGCCACGGCGATGATGACGATGCTAGAGGCACCTGTGACGGTTGGCACAAGCAAGATATCAGCGACTTGATGCACATCAACCGTGAGGATGCTTACCTGTTCCAGAAGGCTGGCATGATGCCTGACCTTGGAGCACACAAGGAATACGTAAAGGCTCAGCGCGCCTATGAAGTACAGCCAACGCATGACAACGAAGGCAACCGTATCCCAGAAGAAAATAGGGTTGCTGCTCCTGACGAAGGCATGCGCACTAGAGGTCTAGTCAACTATAACGCTTCGTACGCTAAAGCACTTGAGAAAGCCTACCCTGGTATGCCCAGAGACCAAGCATTGGATGCTTTGTACGATGAACACCAGGGTGTCGTAAAGAAACTCGAGTCCGCAAGGGGCGAGAAGTTTAGAACATCATCAAAGGAAAACAATATGCCACAATTTAATTCACGTTACGAAAAGGAAGCTCACGTAGACCACAGCTTATTGCAGCAGGGTTTCGATGCGATTACGCACGCAGTGCAACACGGTGGAGACTGGGCTATCCAAAGAGGGCAGCAGCTCGTTAAGGATATGGTTAATCCCATTAGCGACAAGTTCGATGGTAAGCGCAAGGTCCTGGAACAACTGCAGGACCACGTTAAGCTAGAGCAAGAAATGAACTACCCTTATGGTGAAAGCCTTGCTGATACGCAGTTGCAAGACTACATTGTGAACAACACTGGTTCACACATCAACCTCACAGGTCTGGGTGCTGATGCTGCCGCAACTGTTGGCTTGGTGAAGAACAGAGAAAAGATCAAGAACTGGGCGAGAGGCCAGTTCGGTATTGGTGGCAAGCACACAGCTAGCTTCTCGGAGCGTTACGCTGCTGACAGCTCGAAGCTTCCTTGCACAAAGTGTGGCAAAAAGTGCAAAGATGAAGTAGAATGCAAGTCTAACCAGGATGACCGTCGACGCCAGCAAGCTGCTGACAACGCGTTCAACGACTAAGAAAGATTAGCATGGCTATTACAGATCCGAATCAAATTGGTGGTATCCGACCAGAAGATGTGAAGCAGACGCCTGAGCAGATTGCACAGGTCAACGCTTACCTTGCCCAACAGAAGGCTGAGGAAGAAGCACTCGGTAAGGAACAGCCTATTGAGCTGATGGAATCAGAACTCATGGGTGTATGGAAGCTCCTCCAGGAACTCCAGTACAAGTACGGCAACCGTAAGGGTAGCTTCGAGAACCTCACGTCTCTTCGCAATGAAGCAGATGAGAAGTTCGCTGCTCTCGGTTTTCAGGTCATCGTTGACTGGGTTATGCCTGGTCTGATGCAGGCTAATGGCCAGAACCGCCCAGAGCCACCTACCATTACCATCGTTGGTCGTCTTGATGGATCTGAATACAACCCCGAGCAGAACCGTTACGAAACTGGTATGGGTGTAGCCGACGATTACTACAACGCTAAGCGCAAGGCACTTGGCATGAGCAATAAGAAGCTCATTCTCCCTGGTCAGTAGGTTATTATGCGTTTTCGTTGGTCGGGCAGAACATTCAAAAAAGCAGAACAGCAGGCAGAAGATGCTGAAGCACGGCTCAACAGAATACGAGAAGAACGCGAACAGTTTGATCATGCCATTAAGAATAAACATGACCTAGATGTTCTTGTTACCGACTTAGATGCATTAGAGCGAACCAATGACTATCCAAGTAGCGTCAAGCAAATCACTATTACACCTCGTGCTTTGATGGAAGACACTGGTGATAACGCAATTAATATAGATGGTCTTGGCGATCAGTGGTTGAGAGCATACCATGAAGGTCAATGGAAAAACTTCACCAATGGAACCAACAGTCAGAGAAGAAATGCTGTACATATCCGTGGTGTAGTCGGGTCTCGTCCTAGCGAAGTAGAGCCACCCGCTGATTCACTTGATGCTACTAGAACGCCACCATCTTCCTCACCGAGTAGATCGCTTGCGCCAACTAACTTACCTCCAGCATGGCAAGCACCAACTGAAGGTGAGGGATCTCAGTTCCACCCACTCATTCAAAAGGCAATCGAAGACAAGCACCAGATTCGTGTGGTGTATCAGAAGCCTACGAAGAAGGGTCAACCACCTGAGACGGCACTCGAGCGTACGTTAGCACCTGTACAGCTTGGCCCAGGAGATGCACCTGGCACAACATTAGTTAGAGCATTCGACGTCGATAAGCAAGACGCTATCAAGTCATTCCGCACTGACAGAATCATGAAGTGGCTGGGCACAGAGCCTGTGACTGTAACCGTTCCACAGGATACAACGCCACTATCAACGATGCAAAAGCCTACGCTGCAACAACCAGCTTATGGCCTTGGCTATATCGTTGAGACGCCTGAGGACCTTAAGATATATCGTCGCACAGAGAGGCGCGGTGATATCGATCCTACTCCAGAAGAGTACGAAGAACTCCGCAATCTGGACATTGACCCAGAGACTCACGACAAGGCCACCATTCGACGCTTGCGAAATAAGGGCATCACACATCAACAGCTTAAGCAAGTGGCCGAAGAGCACCAGCTGCCATACGAAGACTACGAAGTAGGTTTGAACGCTGAAAATGGTAGCCACACCCGTGCTATTGAGCATGCTAAGTTAGCTAGACAGCGTGACCACGAAACCATACAGGCAAACCGTCAAAGAAACCTGGACTATCCAGATCTCATGACAGGTAAGCAGCTTACGCCTAATCAATACGAACAAGCAATTGGTCAGCTCTTTCTACACCACGTGGTGTTAAGGAACTCAACTCACTTTAAGCCACCATACCGTTCACAGCCTAACCGTCAGCGTGCCAATGAATGGATTATGAGTGAGCTTGCCAAGGTTGAACCACGTCTTAAGAAAAACATGGGTATGACGCTTCACGATCCAGCAGCTTTGCTTCATGGTGACAGCACTCCACGTAGTAATGGCGAACGTAATTTGAACTACTACGACAATATTGAAGCATTGCAAAGACACCATCGCTCGATCTTCGCAACGACCACTGATCTAAGGGAGTTTACCAGCCAACGGCGTAAGCTAAATGCTTTGATGCATGCGGGCAGTGCACGGTTCTTCCCAAGTGGCTATGATCCTGATATGTATGAGGAAGACTAATGTTTAATAGTAGACTAGCCTCAACCGATCACGGTGTATTCACTTCTATTCCAGAGCATATCGTAGGATTCGACACCGAAACAACTGGTTTGTTCGCACCACCGAAGAGATGCGAATGCCCAGACCACCAGTTTGAGCAGACAGATGAAGAAGGCAATAAGACCACCGCTGGTATGCCTGTTCGTCTTTGCCCACGTTCAGCAGAGGAATACAACAGCAGAGACTGGATCTTCCCAGACCTTGACGCAGTATACCGTAAAGAAACCAAGGGTCTGCCGAGAGACTATAAGGATATGAGCATCCACGAGCCAATTAGCTTTGGTATCGTGCCTTACTATGGTGGCCACCTTGATGAGAGTGGTATCCAAAGCTATCTCGCTATGCCCAGTGAGCGTACGTTGCGTGTCATGGAGTCAGACCCAGACCAGTTCGCTATCAAGACGCACGGCTTCACTCGTGATAAGCTAGAAAAATCTTATGACGGTGAGCACCTGCTCTCCGCCACTAAGCTTCCAAGAACTGCCGATACTCCAGCGGGTAAGACAGGCATGAGCTTCACAACCTACCAGCCAGCAACAGATATGAGAACTGCGATCGCTCGTACAGCACGTGCACTGGGAGAAGCGGTACGCAACGGTGCAGTGATTGCTGGCGCAAACGTAAGAGGCTTTGACATCGCCATGCTGAAACACCACTACGAACGATTGACGGGTGAACCAATCGAAACTAGTGGGTTTGACCCAAGAAAAGCTAGATACCTTGACGTTATCCGTCACCGGCAGCTTCTATCAGGTGAAACATTCCGTAGACCATTGAGTGACGCAACGCCTGCTGTACAAGCTATTAGTGCGCGCAGAGGCGGCAGAAAATACAAAGACACCCAATCGGATCTGTACCGAGTGCAACAGGGTGACCACAGTGCAGTCGCTGACGCTAGAACATCGGTTGACGTTGCCATCAACCAAATCCTGCAAGCACAGGGTAGATTTACACCGAACACACCGAGAATAGGTTAATATGAGCTGGGATCTGCAGTATATTATAGATAGAATAACTTCGAAAACCGCATCTGTTGGTCCAAGCGGTATAGATTATAGCCAATTGACGCCATGTTCTCAGAGTCCAGACTGCGCCGCCTGCAAGCACATCCAAGCGGTCATGAGTGCTAACAGGGACGAAGAGACCGGCGAAGTGCTCGACAAAGACGCTGATGGTATCCACCAGATGCAGCTTACGAGACACAACAAGACAATACCCGATATGACAAAGGAACAAAAATGAGAAAGATCTCGAGAGCAGAAGAGCAGTTAACACCAATTAACTTCCGCACAGCATCTTCAATCCTTGACGATGTAGCAAACGGCGTTGACGTTGTAGCAAACGGCGTTGCTAATGCTGCTGGCAGCGTCAACAATGACATCGCTAAAGGTGTTAAAGCCGTTGGTGATGACATCGCTAAAGGTATTAACGCCGTTGGTAAGGGTGTTGCTGATGTTGTGGGCGGTGGAGGCAATGCAGCCAAGTCTGACCTCAAGAAGCACCCAGTCGCTCCAAAGCCTGAGCCGACAAAGCCTAAGGCACAGCCAACATATCCTGACACAGACCGTGCAAAAGATATTGCTGAAGGAATCGGCCCAGACCCACACGACCCAACAGAGAATGACCCAACAAAGGGTGACCGCAAGCCTTCTAAGCCCAAGCCTGCTGGTGAAGACGATGACAAGTATGACAAGCAGCTCGACGCTGCTAAGGGTAACAAGGCCGACTCGCCTCAGCTCATTACCTTCATGAAGGAAGAGGACAACGCTGAGGATGCTAGAAATGGCGAGAAGCCGGAGTACAAAGGTCTCGGCCAGGCACCAATTCCTACGGGTAACAATAGCAATGCTCAGGGATCTGAAACGTACTGGGGTAATGGAAAGCTATCTAGCTTTAATGAACGCTATGCTAGCGAGAAGGGCGAGAGCGGTAAGTTCAAGCCACCAGCAGGTGTTATCTCTGCTGCGAAGCACGCACTCGAACTAATTGAACAAGGTAAGGCTGGTGATGGTTTCACCAGCGTTGGTCGTCACCGTGCACACCAGCTTGCTGCAGGTGAGATGGTTCCACTCAGCGACATCAAGCGTATGCACTCATACTTCTCACGCCACGGCGTTGACAAAAAGGGTAAGGACTGGGACAATGACAGCCCCGGTAAGGTAGCTTGGCTTGCATGGGGTGGAGACGCCGGTAAGTCATGGGCCGCTAGCATCGTGAAGAAGCACGGTGGCGGGGATAACAAGAAGGAAGCATCTGGGGATGCAATACCACTTGGACCTTCAAGCATGGACTTTAGTCAGTCACAAATTGATGCTCCATGCAATATTTATCACTTTAGCCACGTAGATCATCGCAACCCAAACATGCATTGGTGTACCTGCGGAAATCTTAAAACAGATCATAGCGAAGAAAGCCGATATAATGGTTATATATTGTATGGGGATCAAAGGTTCTTAAGTGGAGAGAAGGAAGCCAACGTATCTATGGACCCCAACGACTGGCGCAACGAGTACTTCAATCTAGATTCAGATTGGTAAACCATGGATTGGCAACGCCGTTACGCAATGAATGAAGATGAGTTCACTAAAGCCATGGGCTATTATTGCAACGTCGGCAACCACTATGTCAATAAAGAACCTGTATGTGATACAGAGGGATGTGAGTGGATAGGTTATCCAGAAGCAGAATTGCTTCTTGGTGATGTAGGCGGTAACATAGAAGGCATTGGGAATAACGATCACTCTCCACTATGTCAGTTCGCTTGTAATGATCACAGATACATTAAGT